CAATTAAGGAGGCTTTATTGTGGGTTGGCTTATGATTCAATGATCTTGACAGAGAAGCCAGCTAGAACATACTTACCAATCATTTGCTCGACTTCGCGTTGCTCATACAGACTATCTATTTGCAGGTCAATCTTTTTCGTTTCTTCGTCTACTAACCAGACGCTACCAGCATAGCCCGCCCCGCCTGCAATGTTAACCACTTGCACTTCGTTTGTGTGGTTGATGTTGCCGATAATTAGAGTTTTCATGGGTGGCCCTAGATCAATGATGTTAGAGATTATACCGGTCTGGTTCATGGTCAGCAATCACATTCGTCGTCTTCTTTGAATTGGCTTACGAATTCATTAACTCGTTTAGTCAAGGATTTGTGAGCCGATTCTACATCTTTCAAACGATCTTGATAATACTCAAGAGCTTTTATAAATGCTTCCCGTTCGGTCTTGGCACGCATAGCCAGATTCATACCACGTGTTTCATCATAGAGCCAGAAGCCGTCTGTGCACTCGCTTAATGCAAGCTTACTGGTCAATACTTCGTGTTTAATTACCTTACCCATGATATTAAACCTCTTTATCATCAATGATTTGAATTTGGGAAATGATACCAAATTGCCCTTGAGACAACAACTCAATGTGTTGTTTGATTAGCTCGACTTGCTCAATGTCTAAGCAGTCTTCGTGCTTACCAGCGAACAACGCAATCTTTAAAGCTTGGATCAATTCTTGATTGTATTGCATGTTACACCTTTTCATTATGTTCTAGACGACGACCATTTTGGACGGTTACGCGTTTACCCGCAAGCGAAATAAACGACATAGCTTCACCTTCAAACGCGTTCATTGCCTTGTAATACGTTTCAGAGAATTGATCGTCTAACTGTTTACGTAGCTTGCGAAGTTGAAAGCGGTTCATGTCGTTAACCCCTTACAAGCAAAATTTGTATTTATCAGAAATTGAATCAAACTCAGGATCGATATCGCATTCGTCTTCATCGATGATAATGGCTTCAACGAAGTATTCCCATTCAGGACCGAAGCGAGACGATATTTGGTTATCCGTGTTGAAAGCGCGAATATCAGTAACATCATCTGCATCCAGTTCACCGCATACACGTTCAATGTAATCAGCAACATCGATTTGAGCAACTTCTACACGACCGCATTCAACAAACCAAGCATTGTGACCGATTACAAAGTCAGTACCAGTTTTAACGATTTTGATTTCTACGATCATGATAAGTGCCTTTACAAAAGTGGTTGGCTGAATGCCTTTCATGTGGTCCATTCTACACTCTTTAGACAACAGGTCAAGCTTTAAAACGTATATATTTGCGACATTGAATGTATATAAATGCGACATAGAGAAAAGCCCCGACTAGCGGGGCGATTGTGTTTCACGTGGAACATTTACTTATCATGATGCCAGTCAATAATAGTTTTGACATGCTGTTCTGTTGTAAAGGTGTAATCAGTAAATACCTGAGTACCACACAAGCCGAATGCATACCAGTTTGATAGACGACCTTTCATGATTTCAATCTGTCGATAAACCGATATCGATTTGACTAATTCTGCACCGTTGTCTGTAACCCATTTATCAAGCTTTGCCAATGTAGGGAATTTGTCGGGAACTTGATTCCCTTTCTGTTCACCAGTGAGAAAGCGTAGCTTATGAAAGTCGCCGTATTTCTCACGCTTTACCAGACTCACAAGCTTGATTCCTTTTTCATTGTGTCGATTAGCTTTGTTACATGATCCGCATATACATAACCCGGCGTTGGTTCAACAAGGGTTTTCAATCGTTCATGTGCAGCGGTTAAACGCGTTGGTGTGTCGTGTCCTGCATCATACATCATCCGCAATGCAAAGCGTTGGGATACTGCGATTTTATCAGCCATGATACACCTTTAGATAACGTTTACAACAGACCAAACCGCAATACTTACAAGTGTAGCCAATGAAGCGATAAATGCGATTTTCATGATGTAGCCTCGATTTGTTTGGTGTTGTCCATTCTACAGGAATAAACCATATGGTCAAGACATTATTTTAACTATTTCGTTATTCAAAGCAAGTAAAAGCTCGGATGAGCAATAGATGCTAATTGGTGCAAGAACAAGGTATTGCCATGTGCGTGTTACAATACCATAAACGATAGCAAGGATTCCAGAACTGAATAGAATATAGAGAACGAAAGTACAAAGACTAATAAGTGACATCATGATGTAAAACCTGATTTTAGTAATGGGTTATTTGCCTTTCTTGTCACTCATTCTACAGACTTTAAAGAGTAGGTCAACAAGTATTTTCATTTATTGTTGGCATGATCTTTGATGCGAAGGTTTCGTATTACCAGATAGTCAGGCTCCTTCGGTGATTGTCTCGTGTCTGACTTCGCACCGTGTAAAACTATTCTACAGGAAGCGTAAAGGTTCCACGTGGAACCTTTACGCTTCCTGTTTAGCCAGTTCAATAGCTTTGTCGAATGCTTCCATTACTTCGGCGTGTGTGTGCTCATCATTATATCGTGCAAACGTTGTTGGACCATGATTTACAACCTTAGACAAAAGCTTTTCTGCCTCGTTATTAGTCCAGTCAAGTTCGAAAGATTCTATATCGAAATTAATTTCAGGTTTCATTGCTTTACTAATTGCACCCAATGAGCAGAAGCATTCCCGACCATCAACCACCTTTTTATAGTACTTGCCTTGTATCCAATTCGAAGGATCGGCAATAAGTGCTTTTGCTTGGATCAATACGTCTACAGTTTTCATGTTATACCCTTATACAGTGACTTCTGAAAGGCGACGAACTTCGACAACTGGACATTCTGGGAACTGGCTTGCGGCCATGAAAAAGGCAGTTGACTTATTAGCCACGTTGTAAGTAATAGCAAATGTAAACTGTTCACCTTCAAAGGTGTCAGTCATTGCAACACGGAACTTATATTTCTTTGACATTTATATATCCTTAGATCAATTCATTTTGTGCAATGTGCACACCAGTAGCAACAGTAAAAGCAATCAACGCTAATTTAGCGAAAAAGTCAAACTTGCTTCTAGTTCCATCAAGAAAGATTGTAAGTACAACCATAATAATTAAAAGTTCAATCGAGGTAATCATTTAACTTGCCTTGTTAGTTTGGCTTTAGTTAGATCGTTCGGGTTCATCATATCAAGTTGAACAACCCAGACGGAACTACCTGCAAAGTTCTTGATAAACACGATACCTTCATGTTTGCCGATCTTACCATGTAATCGCATCACGTTCATAACTAAGTCAAACTCTTTAACTAATTGAGGTTTGTAGTATAATGCTGTTTTATCGCCTTTGCAACAACTTTCGTTATATCTTTTGAACTATCACCATAGACAGTAAATCGTTTGTCTATGTATTGCAGCCGCATAATATTGCGACCGTTTCGGTCTTGGATATAACAACGATTACCATGGCCATTCATCAAGTGACCTTGACCAGTTCCTGCTAACTTCATTGCAAGTTGAATTTTAGCAATCATTGTAGGGTGTGTCAAGCTAGTTACAGTAATCATTTTCACTCCTTATCTTTATAAATTGAATACAATACCGTAACAATTAAGGAAAATGACATAAATACCACAGGTATTAAACATGCAATAATTATTTTATGTTCATATGTCATTTTACAACTCACATTACTGGTGGTTTTGGGAAGTGATGCATTACTGTAACCATTACAATCAATACATCGATTGCAACGATAAACCATAATGTTCTTTTCAGTTCATCATCCATTTTTATTATTCCTTATCAGGAGAGAACCATTTCTCTCCTCTTGATACCCATTCTACATCCTTTAGATAACCCGTCAACAACTATTTACGGGATATCTTGTTCTTTGATTTCCTTTGTTTCCATTTCAATCGAAACGATTTCGAAAACAGTTTCACCGATTTGGAACTCAGTCAACCATTTTGTTAGCTTCGTTTCATCTTCCCACAAGGCAAGAAAACGATCATCTTGCTTTTGAGTGTTGACGTTTGCGTCTTGTACAGTTGACGCCCTGTCAATAACATATTCATTGCAAGTGGCCATTGTGCAAACGAGTGCGACGGTTGCGAAGATTGACATGATAAACCTCTTTAGAATTGATTGTCTTCTACTGACTCAGCCCCAATTAAGGGGCTTTTATCACTTGTGTGATTCTACAGGAACGAAACCCATATCGCAAAGTAAACTGTATGTTTCTTGCATCAACTGAGATTGCTCATGTTCACCGAATGCTCGCCAGAATGCCCAACCTACACAATCAGCAAAAGAGTCAAATGCAAACTGAATATCCACTTGACGACGAAACTCAATTGCAGCAGCTTCCATAATATCAGCGAGTTTTGTAGCAATTTCAATGTTCAACATGGTGAACCTCTTTAGATAACTTGTTTTGTTTCGACGGGGTTATAGTCTCATTTGGCTAACCCCGTGTCAACACCTATTTTCACAATTCCGGCTTAAACTTGCAAAGGATATGGGGCGGGGCAATGAACTGCAAAGCGTATGCCTGTGCGTCTTGTATGTCACGAAAGGGTTTGAACTCCCAATCAACCCCAACGCCGCCTGAATGCGTAGAAACCTCAAAGTGGCAACCCTTGAACACTGGTTCCTCACTTTCGTAAATACGTGCTACGCGATCATACGGAACCTTGTAAGCCAAATATGTAGCAGTGTATATAGCTATTCGACGGGACATGATTACACCTCAGACTTGACAGAAAGAGAATTAAACCAGTGGGCATATGCACGCTTGCCCATCTTACGCTCTAGCGCTTCGTTCATTGCATCGAATAGAACCGAAGGCCATTTAGGTTCGTTCCAGTCGTCTATGATTGCAGCCTGTAGACCGTCTACAGACATAAGCATAGCATGATTGCGAAGTGCGTTTACATGTTTCTTGTATTCACGAGTGTCCATTTTGCATACCTATCTTGTTAAAGATTATTTGGCAGCTACTGCGAACTTTCTGCTGTCTACATGGTGAATCTTAGCACGTCTGTTTGGCTTGTCAAGCGTTTATTTTCAGATTCGGCCAGTCTTTACAATATCGTTTTTTGTACAGGCGTGGTGGTCTACCAATACCACAACCGTCGTCAACTGTACCGACTCGACTGGTAAGCTTGCCCAGTGTTTCGAGCCTAATCATCTCATTGCTAACAGCCTTTGTAATTTCGACATCCGCTAAGCTCGCATGAGCTTGTTTCAGGTCGTTTACAATTGAAGGTACACACATTTCAAGTGTACCAGCTTGAGCAACCCACAAGGCCACACACTGTCTTACAAATGGAGTTTCGTTGTTCTGACTAGCCATTACGTTTAATCCTTGGAACACATACGACAAAACAAGCCGGGGCGATTACTAAACAAGGCACCGCAAGACATACACGTTTTACGTTTGAGAATAGCCACATGTCACCTTTAATCGTAAAAATCATCATTCATTGATATAGGGAATGGATCAAAATAATCATCTTCATAATTATAACGATCATCTTCGTAAAACCAGTCGTCAGGTTCTTCTATTTTATTGAAGTCTTCCCAGTCTACACCATGACCATCCCACTCCCTATGTTCACGGTCTAACTCATCTGATTCTAGCTCAGACTGTAACGTGTGTTCTTCATTGAATTCAGCGTCAATGTAACTACGATCAACTTTCGCCATGATATCAACTCGGTTTGTTTACAGATGGTTTACTAAAAGCGCCCATTCTAGAGCGCTTCTATAAATCAACTGTTATTCGTCGTCTTTGCACTCGTCATTAAATGCTTGACATGTACCACAGATACCATCCTCGTTTAGTTCTTCAAAAGTACCACCGCAATCGGAGCATTCATTTTCCTCATCGTCAAGGTCGTCAATAAAGTCGATATCGCTATCATCTTCGTTTTCCAGTTGACTTTCCAATTCAGATTGAATACTGCTTTCATGATCCCCTTTGCCACAACGGAAAGCAGTAGGGTCAGCATCTTGTAACAATGAACCAGAACCGAAGGTCATACCACACACTTGTACATCACCGTAAATCTCGTCAAGAAAATCAACATACTCGCTATCAGAGATTGACACTTCACCATTTTCAACATCGTGACCACGAAAGGATTTAACGTTGTCGATGTTCCAGAATTCTGCTGCTTTCATGTTCGTATTCCTGATTAGATAAGTAATGTTGCTGATTATACAGTCTTTAGATAAGTCGTCAAGCTTTATTTAACGACAACCATATGGCAAGGATTATGAGGAACTACAACCATATGGCAAGGATTATGGAAAATACGCTTAATCATTTTGATCATGATCTTTCTCTAGGTTGTGGGAGAGAAAATCTCTCCCTTGTGTGACTGATTATAAACTGTTTAGACAACTGGTCAAGCTTTATTTTAAACGATTTCCCAGCTACCATCCCACTCTTTACCATTCAGGAACCATACACCTTTACGTTGTACAACAGAAACACCGGGAAGGCCATTCAAACGTTCTTTAGTAGTATTGGACTGCCAACCCGCATTGCTAACTTCGATTTCATTACTACCAACAATACGTTGGGCGATCTTGTTACCGTGCAAACGAAGTACCACCATTTTTTCTTCGAACATTGCAAACTGTACAGGTTCGATTGTAACAGTTGTATTGTCTAAACGGAACTCTTTAGCAGACATGAATGCGTGGGAAGCTTGAGTAGTGATTTTGCGAGCCATGTTCTTAATCTCTTCTGTTATGTGAGAGAGGTTTTCCTCTCTCTTGTGTGGTTGATTCTACAGTCTTTAGATAACTAGTCAAGCTTTTATTTTGCTACTTTTACAACTTCATTCTGACCCCAGTAAAACACACGACCTACACCTTTAATCTTTGCTGTTCGTGTACTTTGCTTTGTTGCTGTAATTCCGTTGAACTCAAACTCTTTACCGATTTGAACATCTTTAAATTTCATGCGTTGCATCTGTCTAACCCTTCTTTGTGTCCGGGGTGTTTCCCCTTTCTTGACGCCCATTCTACACCCAGCAGAACACACGTCAACAACTATTTTCTTTTCACTGAATTGCGGGCATGAAAAAGCCCCGACAATGCGGGGCTATGTCACCAATCACAATTGGTTATTAGTTCACCTGTTACATTATCACGACGGATAATCATAGGGCAACCGGTAAGCTTGAACTTATCGTTATACTTGCTAATAAGCGAGTCCAGTTCAAGCGCATAGCTATTTTCCCCCTTCAATTCGTAAGGGTCAAGGTTTTCGTCCATCTCCCATGATTCGCTAGGATCATCGTCGTATTCTTCCCATTGACAACCGAAAGAAATACTACCCATTGCCATACAAAAGCTTTTTGCCCGGTGACTTGTTTCTATCACACGTTTGGCTAGACGCTCAATCTCTTTTAATAGCGCCTCCTCAAAGGCACTTTCTGCTTTCAGGTAAGCCCGTTCACGAGCTTTAAACATACTAGCCACGTTATGCCCCACGATTGATCAGATAACCCCAACGACGGCCCGGTGCGGAGTCAGAACCATGGTCTACAACCTTACCGTTCTTTACTTCTTTAGCGTCGTTGAATGCACGGGCCAGAGTACGGGATTTGAAGAAGATAGTCATGTTCGGTATTCCTGATTAAGTTGGTTTGTCTTGTTTACGTGGTTCATTCTACAGCGTTCGGTGTGACTGTCAACCCTTTATTTCATTTCTTTTTGAAGTTGACCAATTTTAGCGAACATCCGAATTGCATCATTTACAGACAGGAAAGTATTAGGGTCTTCCAGTACACCTTTCACGCTATTAGCGGCAGAACATACAGCAATTACATTCCCACGTACATATCCCTTGTTACTATCAACCCGCTCAATCGTCAGGTCCGCATTAACAGGATGGCCTTGTTTGTGTAGTGTAAGTGGAATACCAGTATAAGCGCAACGCTTTTTCAACAACAGATTACGAAATTCATTCAGAGTCAAAGCGAAGTCGATCCCACGGCTTTTGGCGTTGTCAACCTTACCGCGATATTTATTTGCCACAAGCAATTCAAATTCAACGAGTGGCATATCTTGGATCATTTGCGCTTGCATTGTTCTGGTTCCCAGTACGTTAGTTGATGTTAGCTATCTTGCCATAGACACCTGAGCTAGTCAAGTGTCTACAGTCAAAAATCTACATCTTATTTTGCGAGACGTTTAACGCCATGTTGTTGACCGAGTGCGTAGTCTAGCACAGCCTCTTCACGTTTCAAAGCTTCAATCTGTGCGTTCATTGCGGCTAGTTGACCTTCAATCTCGTTACGCTTCGCAACCGTTTCAGCGTGCACAGTTAAGAACTCAGCTACTGTTCTTTCTGGTTGATCCAATGTCGGCAGAATGATGATGCGTCGCAAGTCAATAGAGCGTCGGTCGTCCTCAGTTCCACCCAATGGCATGAAGTAAGGATCAGTAGACCCATCGTCGTATTGTAGCACGAACAAATCACCATCCACAATACGTTGAACAACCGTAACTTCTTTAACAATCCCGACACGCTTAGCAGGTGTCATTGATTGCGTTAGTTCATCATCCCACTGATTAGTCACATAGTCAACCAGTTCGCGAAGTTGTTGAACACGGTTCGCCCCGTAACCATCCGCCCACTTGTTCGAAAACTCACAGTAAGCATTTTCCGCTTCGTCTACCAAGCTTCGACCATCACGCGGCATAGGGTGATGCACAGGGTAATGATAGTTACCCGAGTAAGACGGTACACGACGGATTACGTTGTCTTTAACCATCGACAGAATGTTATCGTCTGCACTAGGAGGCGCGCAACGAGCAATGTTATCACAAATACCGTAACCGGTGTAAAACAAATCGCTATCGTTAGCGCCCGGATTAGCGCGGTAGGCTTCAGCACGCGACAACATTGTAGTAAAGGTGGAAATTGCGTGCTGGTGATGAACGTTAGACACTTGAAACTCCTTAGACTTGCACTTAGTGAGGTTGGTTTGTCTTGCTTGTGGCCCATTCTATCAGAGTGAACCACGCTGTCAATGGTTTATTTCAACCAACATAAACTAATTCGTCGTCACCTAAATACAGATGTACTTCACCGAATGCCTTACTAGCTTGTGTCAAGCGTTCGCCCAGTTCACCCAAACCGCGATCCCAGAAACCAGCACCATGACCATTACGGGTAAGCCAAAAGTCATGACCGGCACAATCCCAGCCATCATATCCTGTAGGATGATCTTGAGCAGCAATCAGATCAACAGCGTTAGTTGTAATGAATGCGAGACAGTCAGCGTGCAGTTTTTCAGATTCACCGTCCGCCCATTCAAAGTCGTCAAGGTTTACGCTATCACCATTCAGTTCATCAGTAGACGACCACAGAGCAGCAGTCAGATAACCTTCAATGAATGCCTTGATTTGAAACTGAGTGATGTTGTGCATGTTGAAACCTCTTTGTTTAAGGCGGTTCGCCTTGTTTGTGTCTGCCATTCTACAGCCTTTAGATAAATAGTCAACAACTATTTTCAGTGTGGAATGTGACCACCTGTTAACGTGTAATGTTTTGCTAGAATATCAGAGTGTCCGTATGTCATTTGGTCAACAAACTTTTTAGAGTCAGCAATATACATTGGTTCGTCATACTTGTGTTTAAACGTTCCTTTGTCGCTTCGTACTTCAAAGCCAGTTACTTTTTGGTTAGACATTTTAAGATTCCTTAAGCTTGTTTGCTTTCGATATGGTCAAGTCTACAGCCTTTAGATAAGGCGTCAACACCTATTTTCAATTTCTTTTCAGTGCCTACATAAATGAACCGGGGGCGCGTGCGAATATCACACCAATAGCCTGGTTGTCAAGCAAAAGAAATATGAAAATAAAGCTTGTATTGTTTTGTTGGTGATGTATAATCATATACAGCAGGAACGAAGCGCAAAGCGTGGACACTGGAGTACAAAACAGGGAGGGTGTCTGACTGTCTGGTAATACGAATGATTACCATGTCTGAAAATAACTGTTGACGTGTAGTGTTTTATCGCTTACTCTTATCGTTCAAATGTCGTCGGGAAACCGAGGGCGGGAGTGCGCCTGTATGTTGGTAGACACTTCGATTTTCTTAGACAACCTCTAAAGCAGACTCATTCGCATTTGAGAAAGCTATCAGTAACCATTCCCATTTGAGAATGTGAACGCAAATGATTCGCATTCCATGTCGCAATAAAATCATTTCCCAAATTCTATAATTTCACAAAACCGATATTTTGATTTCCATTTTCCAGAATCTGAAAAGACACCCCCGTGGGAATTTTGGAGCAAAAATAGAAGTGCAAAATATCTCATGGAAATCTAGATTTGAAACTAAATCGCAGACAAAAGAAAACCCCGCACTAGGCGAGGCTCTTTATTTTTGATTAATTTAACCAACCCAACTCAATTGCTTTTTTCAATGCTTTGATAAGATCATTTGCATGTTCAGCACTACTTACTACAACATATCCCATTGACTCATCTACATCATAATCGCTGTCTGCAACAACAATCATGTTTGATGAGTTTTCCCATTTCATCAACTCATGAGCGTGAGTTACACTATTCCGCCCGGTTTGGTCAGCAAATCTAATAGTAGTGAACTCTTGAACTTTATCATTTCTTACATCAAGGACACTCATTCTTCTTCTCCAATAGTTTTTACATCACGACCTATGATCCGATCATTACGACGACGTTGATCACGCTTCTTACCAGTACGCAAAACTTCCTCTTGTTTCCAGTCCAGCTTGCGTTTGGTGTTCTCGAAACGTACTACTTGATTCATGTCTTACTTCCTTATCAATACTTATCGTTGAATTGCAGCTATGTTACTTGTTGGTTAATCAGTTGTCAATAGGTTCTGACCTGAGTTGATATACACTTTCTACCGACTCAAGATTACCAAAGAACAATGGCTTAGCTGTATCACCAGCGATTGTGGTATAGGACAACGATGTCAGGACACCACTGTTATGCTTAGCATTGAACTCCTCACACCACATCTCCATGGACGTACCACTCTTGTAGTTCACACGCACAAGGAACTTAACGGTTGGTTTGTTGGTAACTACTTCTGGCTCACTCATAAACAAATACTCCTTTGTATTCAGCTACATTCTCTTCCAGATTGGAAGCTGTGTCAACATATGCGTCATGTTGTGGTGTATCTTTCTTCAGTTTACCCATACGCATGTTCAGGTATTCTGCTAACCGTTCTGATTCAATGTACGCGACGTTTGTAATCTCGTCAAGCTCACAAGCGTAGTCCATCCAGTAGAAGAACCGCTCGTTGTCACTGTAATCGTTTGGGTCAGGATACAGCACTTCGATCATACTTAACACACGATCACTCATCCCCGTTCTCCATCATAAATTGTCGTACTGCTACGGCTGATTTCAGTACCTGCGATTGTGATAACAACCTCAAGCGAAGGGTAACTGTAGTATTCCACATTGCGATCAATCTCAATCACAAGGTTCTTACGAAGGAACTCGATCAGTTCATCCTTATTCATTGTTTCTCTCCACATGTACGATTCGTTTGTCACACACTGTACAGTCTTTTGTGAACTGAAGCAACACATATTGTTGATGTTGGTGTGACCAGCTACTATGTTTGATCTGAATCCACGAGTGTATTCCCAACAAACACAACAGACGGAAGGGGTTGAGATAATTCATGCAGCACATTCCTCATGTTAATATGGAACTCGCCTAGCATTGCACTTTTACCAAGAATGAAGTCAAACACATCATCACCCAGAGGGTACAAACCAAGGTCGTTACGCGCCATCATTTCCATGTACGACTTGCGTTGATTGTACACCCATTGATATAGGGTTTCAATGTCTTTCACTTCAGCAGTAGCCATGAACTTGTCGAGTGGACCACCTTTTATCCTATCCGATACTGATATCATACCAGCTTCTTCTAGTCGCTTGTCAAGCTCTTTACCTGTGATCATTTCTGCACCCAATGAATACCAAACAATTCAATAAGACTACCGCACCGTCGATAGATTGTAAAGCCAAACAATGTAAGCTCTTCAACCCAACCGATTCGTTGGTACTCAAGCCATAAGAACGACCATCGTTTCTCTCTATTCATTTCAACCAGTCCCATAGTACGTAAGGCCAAACAGCACCTACAATAATTCCATCAATCACACCACGCCATCCACCGCCACTTAGTAACCAGATGAACGTGAATAGACCACTGAAACCTAGTGCGTAAACAGCAAGCAGAATGATACCAATTACCTGCAACATGTTATTTCACTCGCTCGATTGGACCAACAAGACGGACAACACTGCCGAAGTCGATGAAACCCTGACCAACACCTAATAGCTTACCACTCCCAAGCGCCTCTGGTGTCACTGTAACCTCTTGCAGAGTCGCACGACACCGGTAGGTTACCCCAACGTAGTCAAGCTCCATGTAGCGCTTCTGGAGACGCAGATACCATGTATGGTAACGACTGTCTTGTGTGAAGCCCCAGAGTTTTTGCAATGAAAACTCAAGTACACGAACGATACCAAGCTGGCGGGAACGATCATCGTCAGGTTGTGCATTTTCAATCATGTCTTCCAGTTGTTCATGAATCACGTTGATTAGATCAACGTCTTTCTCGCTGATACCACGTTCTGCTGCGAGTTTCAGATTAGCCACCATAAGTGTGTGCCTCGATGTTATGAATTGTGAACCATTCGGAGTTATGAAACTCCATGACTGTATTGTTGGATCGTATCACGAAGACTGATCCCGTGTCAACTGACAACTCTTTAGCAGACCATGGCCTTTGGGTATGATACTCTCTACGGAAGACTGCCTTGAAATCCGTCCCTAAGACTTTGTTAAGCGTGTTGAGTGCCCGCTTGTCAAGCTTGAACTTGTATATATCCATCTCGTCAACAATACGAGTTGGCATTACACCACCAGACTTCAGATGGTTTTCGAGATAAGACACATTCATTTTTCTTACCCTTCGATGTATTTGTAGACACTATAGTTGAGTTGGTAACCGTTGTCAACCCTCTTTTTAGAAGATTGTGAACGAAGATATGAATCCAGAAACCAACCATCCTCTTGAGCGTTCTGTACCAACCACTCTTCTAGGTCGTCTGTTTTATATGAATCCAATGGGCAAATGATAGATCGTAGCTCACGTATACGTGTTTTACCAACGCGGTCTAATCCTTTTACTTCCGCTTCAATATCGCTTGAGAACAATCCTGTAACTGCTTCAGCAAACTGTTCCCCTGTCAACTTCAACTCACAGAAAGTTGTATGACTTGTTTCACACCCAATACGGATATAGTAAAACCCATTACTGGATCGTGTGATACCTAGTTCGGTTTTAATTACTTTAGAAGACATTGTTCAGTTCCTAGTTTTTGTTTGATTTCTGTTAGTGCTTTGATGTATTGAACTTCATCATAACTTAGTATACCGCTAGCATTTACTTCGTCATCCATCCACATGTCAATGTGTTCATTCAATGCTGTCAAACCAAGACTGAGAGCATACTTACATGTGATGATCGCTTCTTCCATCGGTGTCATTTCTTTACCCTCTTGAACTTGAGCTTAATCATATCCCAGATAGTTCTGGACTGCAAGCACTGTATTTCATCATTGAGCTTATTGATCTTCACTTGAGCAATGCTACGAACAGTATCCTCAGATTTATGGATCATACATTGTACAATATCTCTAAGCTTTGGGTCAAGTGCAATCAAACTTTCCTGACCATCTAATACCCATCGCTCAACAGGGAGATGATGAACAGGATGTACTTCTTGTTTATCAAGTATGTCATTTGAGTTGATCAGACGTATAGGTCCACGTACATGATACGGAATGTAATCGCTGTATATGGTAACCCTCTTCTGTTGAGTTGAATAAAGTATGGCTGTTCTCATTTCAGACAGCACCAACAGTAATCATTGCTTGATCAATAGCATCACGCATAGTAGTAGCTTTTCCAATAAGCTCTAAGCCATTGGATTGATCCCAAACAACCCACTCACTATAGTCAGGTTTGGATCGAATGGTGTAATACCCTTGTGTCTCGTTATCACCAAAAAGGAACTCAAGACGCTCTGTATCTGTGATCATTAATCTACATCCTCCTCTTCTACCAGTTCGTCTTCGATGTCTTGCTCAGCAGCATCATCAAGGTATTTGGATCGCTTGTCAAGCACTACGCTTGGTCGGTTATACGTGTTCATGTGTTTGGCAACGAAGTTCTGTTTCATTTCTGAGTCCTCATATACTCAATTAGTTCTTTGAACTTTACATCAGTCATCGGTAGCTTCTCATAAAGCATACCAGAATTCGCCCATCTGTCAAAATTATCGTCAGACATCTCGATTTCAAGTGACTCAAGGATACGAAACTTCCTACCTGAAACAGTGTCGTTGTAATACATCATCTCAGGATAGTCAGGACATTCTAGTACAAGTCCAATGTCAGCGGCAACGGCATTCACTTCAAAATGGAAGCTCTTACTTTTGGGATTAAACTTGACGGGTTTAGAGGGCTTCATCTTTAATACCTTCTCGTTGTTTATAGAATTTCAGGTCACGTTGATGGCTGTCCCACATCTCAACGTACTGACTACGCATAGATTGAAGCTTTTCGATCAGGAAGTCAAGCTTCTCTAGTCGCTTATTGTATGACTTCTCACCCTCGGCATAGAAGTCTAGTTCGATATTCTCAGAGCAGTCAGCGATACGAACACTTGCGTGAATACGACCACCTTCACGGACCATGTATGGTGTAAAATCTTTTACCTGAGCCGTTTTGATCTTACAAATGATGCTCCCCGATTCATCTGGTGATGGTGATAGGAAGTCTTTGGTTACGAAACGCATTACATTCTCCCTTGGAACATTCGGATAACATGTTGTGCTTGTAAGAGTAGGATCATAGTCTCATCCAGTTGACTTTGCAAGCTTTCAATTTCATCTGCTGCTTTGGTGACAGACTCACCATCAAGGTGGTCCCAAGAATGACCGTTCTGATAGTTCTGTGCCATTGCTCGCAGGGTGTATTTCTGAGTCATGAATACTTCTCAATCAGTTGTTGGAGTTTGTAACGAGCAGTCACATGACCGTCAGTTTGACCAACGTAAAAGTTCCACCAACCCGATTCTACAGGATGTCGCTTTGTATGTTTGTGTGACTCTACAGAACGTTCGCTCATCTCTTCTTTTAGCTCTTGTATATCGTTCATCAAGTCATCAATTCGTTTCTTCAGCTTGATGTTCTCTTGCATATATTCCATGTGTTTGTCAAAGCTACCAATTGGATCACCATTTAATAGTTTCATGATACATCTCCTGTTGATTTGTGGTCAGTCTACCAGCTTGGTTCACCCTGTCAAGCACTTTTCTTCAGGCAAAAGAAAACCCGCCGAAGCGGGTCATAAATGGTTAGTAAAATTCGTACCATACATCAATCATATTGATATCTGTAGTACCACCACCAGTAGTCACAGCGTATTCCCAACCACCCGGAACAACTACAGTTATACCGTCTAGTGAACCGTTAGATGCACCTTGCAATGTTGTGAATGTGAACCATTGCGTTACAGAACTTGCTCGGGTAACGATCTGAGTAAAACGAGTGGAATTCGATATTGCCTTATGTCTTACAAATATCAACTGTTCGGCAGGACTGTTATTTGTGTAGTACTGACCTACAACCCTTGATGCTTTCACATCTCGCCAGATTCTCTTTACTTGCGGAAAGAATGTAGGCAGGTTCGTAACCGGTACTCGACTATTGGCATCAAGTGGTGCAATACCATTAGCTACAGCACGGTTCAACTGATTATTGTCAATCTTACCATTACTGTCAAGTTGGACAACACCATCTGCAACGTTAGTTGGTAATTGAGCAACTGGAATCTTACTAGATGCGTTTAGGGTTGCTACACCGTTAGCCGTAGCCTTCTGAGTCAACTGTATAAAGGTGTTATCCGCATAGGTCTTGGCAGAAGCTGTAGCGTTTGTTTGAGCAGAAGTTGCCTTTGTTTGAGCGCCTGTCGTTGTTTCCTTAGAATCCCAAGCTGAAACTTGTGCGGGTGTTACAAATTTACGACTCGTTGTCTCAGTAATCATATCCGCAGTATAGTCACTATTTAAAGGTAAAACACTACCAGCACGACCATTGAAAGAAGTAACGCCAGAATTTGAAGCAGCATCCCATCTGGTGATTTGATCTTGTGTTACAAACCGTTTATCTACCAGTTCTGTAATCTTTCCGGCATCATAGTCACCAACCATTGGTCCGATGTTACCAGTACGACCGTTGAACGACGATACACCAACACCCATCGAATTACCAAGCTTCGACCAGTTAGCCTCGATTGCAGGGTTATCATTGGCATCAAGACCCCAAGCGTCGCCTGTGTCGCTTTCATACGCAATCGTCAGGTCATTATACACGCTTAAAGCAAGACGTGCAGCACGGTTTGCAACGTTGACCTTGCGACCTACAGTGAACTCAGGGAGCTGGTCATATGGAACCTTACCGGCGACAAGTCCAGCCTTTGTTAATAGAGCTGCTTCTGCTGCTGTAATCCTTGTATCCTGAGCTATGTCCTTGTTCTGCAACGCTGTAATCTGAGTGCTATAGTCAGTAGCTGCTGGTCGATTTTCAAGTGTTGTAACACGTTGGTCAAGGACTGTATTGTTGCTAGATACACTATCTACTTTTGCGTCTACCTGTTGGATTAATGTATCTTGTTGAACATCCTTATTCTGCAAGGCTGTGATTTGAGCTGAATAATCAGTACCACCAGAAGGTCGAGCTTCAAGATCAACAACACGTTTAACTAAACCGGTTGTATTGTTATTAACCACATCATTAACGCTATTTACGGATGTTGTAAGGTCATTTACTTTCTTAACCAGACCAGTTGCCTGATTGTTAACAACAAGATCGAGTGAGTCAAGCTTTGTTTGGATATCATTTAAATCAATATCATCATTGAAAGCAATCTGTTTACGGACACTGGTTGTAGTGTTCTCGATGTAAAGTTTAGCATCATCGATTACCAATTTGTGAATTGCACCAGAAGTCTTATCCGTCATTGGAATAAGATCAAAGTTGTAGTCACCAAACTCTGCACTTACAGCACCTGTTCGACCTTTAAAACTCAACACCATCGTTTCAATAGATGGGCCAACGAACCAGTTAGCTAGAACAGCAGGACTATCACCGGCGTTGAGGTAGTATAAACGCTTAGTGTCAAGACGGATAATCCGATATGGTCGCAGAGTTTCAGTAGCCAGTGCTAACATCTCAGCTTCGGTAGCTAGAATCTTTGTGACTTCACTGACAGCGTTTGCCGATAAACGACCTTGACCGTCAACCACAAGTCCTGTACCTAGCTTGAAGCCACCTAGAGTGCTAGGACCACCCGATACTACACTGATCGTACCATCAACGACAGAAATACCCTCACCAGCCTTTGGTGCACCATTGACACGATTGAAGTATGTGTTCAACCCAGCATAAGTAGTAGCGACAGGAACCATGTTAAGGTCAGTGAAGTATGAGATTGGTGTGCTAAGAACCTCATACAAACCGTCAATCTTACGCTGGATTTTTACATTGTTATTTCCCAAATCAATTAGATCATAGGTGCTATGTGTAAAGCTAAAAACAGCACCATAGCTAGTACTGATATCAACGCCCAAGTCTGTAGGTATGCACTTATACATATTATTTACTCCGAATGATAGAAATGTAGCAGCCTGTGTATTGAATCGTTAATGGCCCGGTTGTGAAAATTTGAGGAACTACACCAAATTGTCGAGTGTTTTCACGATCCATAAAGAAATGTGTATCTAGTAGATATTGCTCTGTAGCAGCACCGGCACCAGCCATTAGCAAGGTTTGTGGGCCAAGTGGTAACCGTTCTGATTGTGGACCATCGCCAAAGAAATGACTTATTGTATATTTGAGGTTGTTGACATTTGGGATAACATTGATAATATGTCGGATGTAAACCTCATCACCAAGCTGCAACTGGTCAAGTAAAATTCTACCCGTATTGGTATCAAGCATTCTAGTTACACCAGTTGGTGCATATTGCGTATTGGTGCCAGAACCAGCACCATCATTCATAATGGTAGTCCATACATTCGGTGGTATGTCTTGAGTCTCATTTAGGTTGTCATAGCTGAACCACCCAACCTTTTTAGCGGTTCCATCAGCTTCAAACAGATGGTCGAAATAACCAGCGTTCACAGCGCCGAGTACACCAACGCGACGTAGTGCCGTAACCAGTGAGTCCTTTGTTACAATCATAATCGTATTCCTTTTTAAGATGCATGACATGAACGTCTATTATACACCCGTTTGTCGGAAATGTAAATAGCAGACATGAAAAAGCCTCACCGAAGTGAGGCTATATTTTTAAGCTTCTCGTGTGAGCTTCCAAAGGTGATTTCCGATCACATCCCCATGCTCATCGTCAATCTCGTCGTACAGACTCTGTGGTAGGAAGTACCATCGTTCCTCGACTAGTACCCGACAGTAGACGACCTGCCATTCAATGTCCGTGAAACCCTGTACGTTCCCATCGTTGTCAACCTTCAGAGTGGTTTGCTTCTCCACTCCAATTATCAGGTCAACTGGTGAAGCTAAGAAGCTTGTCTTAATCTGAGTAAGCTCGACTTCAAAGGCTTCGTTCATTGTGACTCTCCTAATTTACACGCCGAATGGTTTTGAAAGCATCTGTGAGCGTGCTTTTGGTACGCTCTTTGCCATCCATGCGCAAGACCCGGTACTTACCTCTGCCGAGCTTCAGTATCATCCCCAGCAAAACCTCACCGTCTTCAGTGTAGACGTGGCGAATGTCGCTACCTACAACACTGCTTACCCGGCTCAGAACTTTATGTTTGCTCATGATGTCACCACTGGAATAGAATTAAGAAATTTCGCTAACGCTGGCTTCTTGCCTCCCCCTTCCTGAGATGAACTATAGCTTTGACATTCACCATTGTCTATGACCGTTCGTCAGATACGAAAAAGCCCCACCGAAGCAGGGCTCAATCACATTACATACAAGCTGTACATTCACCATTGGACGCTTGGACACCAGCCATACCGTAGGTATAGTAGACACCATGCATGTTTTCATCCTCGACGATAGACCACATCAAATCACTGATGAATTCCTCTGTCTCATCCGAAGAAAGGAACAGGTTGAACGACTGCCACTGACACAACCAACGACCACGTTGACTCGCTTGTCGTACCTGTGCATACGGATTGATTTCAAAACCAGTCTTAAACACAATCTTGGCTTCTGGACTCAACCAGCTCACACCTTGACAGCTACCCATTGCTTCACGTACTTCACGAATACGAGCTTTGGTGTACAAACCATTCGCTTTCAGGTAAGCAAGGAACTGAGGGTTTACACGATCAACCTCACCAGCGCTTGTACGCTGTGTTTTAACCATACCGTCTTCAGTGTTGATACCTTCGGTGATACCACCCATGATAAGAGCCGTAGACTTCGTTGGAGCAAGCGACAGACGGTGCGTGTTAGCGACACCATACCCTTTACACCATTCAGGCTCACCGTATACGCTAGCGATCCACTGACTAGCACGAAGACTCTCTTCATTCAGATGCTTAAAGATCGTGTTGTTAAGGAAGGTTGCTTCCAACGATTCGTAAGCAATGAACTTATCCATGTACAACGAGTGCAGACCACATGCACCTAGACCCAATGCACGAGACTTCTTAGTGAATCGTACAGCCTTCTCAAGACCAGAGATGTTCTTAGCTCGCTCAATGAATTCCTGAGCAACACAATCAAGGAAAACGGTTGCAATGAACACAGCGTCTGTATCTTTCCACTCTTCCCAGAACAATAGGTTCATCGAAGCCAACACACAAGTGTACGTATGGTCAACATCATTGAACAAACTGATTTCGTTACACAACTGAGCAGCACGAACTTCTAGACCCAAATCCTTATACATCTGAGGACGGTCACGGTTCACCTTGTCAGGGAAGTACATGTAACCCTTACCAGTACCCATTCGAGTCTTGTTGATCTTGCAGTAACGCAAGTCAGTCTCGAAGCAACCATCATAAATGGCCTGAGTGTTCCGGTCGTACCAGTTCCAACCAATGTTGAAGCCGTCATCATGTGCTGCCAGATGGTCAACAACCTCATGGAAGTCACCGTGGTCAACAGGCAAGTAGCCAGCAAATGCACCACGTCGGTTAGTACCTTGAGCGACATAGTTCATATCATACTCGATACCCTCAAGTACAGGCAAAACACCCATACTCTTACCACCAACGCTAATCGGTGTACCACGTGCTCGAATATCACCCATGTAACCGGCAGTACCGAAACCATGCTTCGTCAACATTGCAACTTCGTGCTTTGCTTTGTAAATCCCATCAATCGAATCAGGGAAGTAAACACCAGCACAACTTACAGGTAGACCGCGAGTAGTACCTGTGTTAGACAGGATTGGAGTAGACGGCGACAACCATCCTTTCCACATGATATCAAAGAACTTCTCGGCCCATGCACTCGGGTCAGGTGTATGACATGCCAGAGTCTTAGCGATTCGTTGGTATTGGTCACGAGGAGTAGCAGCTTGATACAGGTACTTCTCTTTGAACAACTGCCAACTTGCTGTGGACCAGTGATGAGGGATAGTCCCGGCTGCCTGCATCCGCTTGCGTTCTTTACTCAGTGAATCATATGTAATTGCTGTCATTGTGCTACTTCCTCAACTTTACGGCGGATACGGCTGAAACCTTCTAGGTTCCAATCCCTTGAATACTGATTTCCTTTACTGTTGAAGAAATCGTTGGAGCTATAACCAGTGATACCTTTGTAGAACCACTCTTGAATCACATCATTCTTAATCTCAAACAGTGGTGCGTAACCCAAGTTGCTCAAGCAAAGGTTGATACGATGCATTGCAAACTCTTCGAGTTGATGAGCAGTGATACCATCGATTGGACCCTTCTCAAAAATCTTAGCGATAATGATCTTCTCATGCTCAAGTACCTTGTGAGCACCCGCATAAATATCAAACTCAAGTCGTGCTTCCTCTTCTGGCGTAATCTCACCAGCTTCACGTTTCTCAGCCAACAATGTACGGAACAACCACGCAGCAGCCAAACTGTGCAAGTGTTCATCACGAGCCGAAAAGTTGATACCACTCACCATGTTTACAAGCTTGTTCTTACCCGAAGACTGGAAGTGCTTCAAGTATGCGAAGCTTGAGTACAGAATCGCTCCCTCACCAAATGTGAAACCACCTAGTGCACGAAGATCATCAGCCTCTTCCAATGTATCCGTCAGGAAGTCGATACGTGCCTTCAAGTCTGGATCGTTGATGTAATCGTTGTAGAAATCATCAGTTGCCAAACCAAGCTCTTCGTTCAATGTCTTATAGAAGAACTGGTGGATACCAAGTTCAACACCACCGAACGTTGCAGCCATTGGTTGAATGTCGGCAGGACGTGGGAACTTTTTCATTACCCAGTTCAACCAGAACTCGTTACCAATAATCCATTCATACTTAGTGAACAATTTCAGTGTGGTTACAACACCATGTCGCTCAGCGTCACTAAGGTTGACAAGGAAATCTTGCTTGTCCTTATGTACCTTTACTTCAAAGTGTGGCCAATAAATGGATTGTTGTTGATTCATGAACTCAATAGCTTCAGGATAATCAACCGTGAAAGTGTCTTTCGGTGTTTGCATTCTCACGGTCATAACTTAAACTCCAATATGTAGCAGAAGAGAATCAATAGTCATCTTAGAACTACCGGTAAAAATATGTGTACCATCACTTGCTTCCAATACAACAGTGGGGACAGAGCGAACACCATGTTTCTGTGCTTCTTCCATATGTTCAACGTTCATTACGTCACGCTCTACAAACTCAACACCTTTCTGTTTAAGAACAGTCTTAACAGTTGTGCAACCCGCACAGTTTTCCATACCAAATACGATTACTTCCATTATTTCACCTCACTCAAGTCTACTTTAATATCAACCAATGTAACAAACTTAGCTGCCTGTTCCATCATTACTTCATTCAATGCACTGTCTTCATTCAGACACTGACGCATACCAGTGGCTCGAATACTATCGTGAGTGTTACGTACAATGTCAGAGGTATCCATCATGTTATCAGTCCACCACTTGTCACTACGCTCACGGAAGCCAACACGCACACCGTATTCAACTTTGTTTGTCATACGACTCCGATACAAACAAACTCGGAAGTCATAACCGAAGTCTAAGTCTGCACCTAGATCATGCAGAATCTTTTCAAATGCTTTTTGGTCTTGTCCTAGCCACGCCTTCTCCCAAAGAGGGTGACGTTCCATGTCAAGTTGTCCAAGGTATTGATCGAACTCCATCGGTTGATCAAACTTCTCTACGGCCAGCTCACTCATCGAATACTCTCCATTGCACACTGATCAACAGCATTATAAACATCTTTGTAATCTAGTTGTTTTTCAAACTTAATCACTTGTTCTTTTGTAAATCCTTTTGACTCAAGAGTATCGTAAAAAGTAAACCATGCCTCTTCTACAGCGGTCATTGCTTGTGTGAAATCCATAAATACTCCTTAACCCTTCTTAACGTGATTTGGTACAAGTTGACGATGTTGGATAAAACCTTTCAGGTTACCAGAACAAAACTGACCGTCACGATCCATATGTGTAATACCTTCTTGCCATGTTTGTGGATTCATTTGGTTCAAGTTCTTACCAAAGTAGTAACGCTCACCATTACCATAATCGTTACATGTCAGTTCGTCAGCAGATGCAATTGGTGTGGCTTGGTGTTCCAAAGGACTAGCATGAACAGGTTGATCAGGTTCTTCACCTTGTAAGTTCAAACGAGCAACAACACCACGAGCTTTCTCAATCGTATCATCCAGCTTACGATAGCTAACTTGCGCAGAACACGAGCTAGAGATAATCAAAGCATGTTCAAGACTATGACCGAACTTATCAACATACAGTTCAGGATGATCTTTAAACTCAATTGGTTGTACAATTGCAGGAACCCACTGACCATCGTTGTAGTAAGGAACATGCCAATGACCGGGTTGCAATACAACTGGAACACTTGCTTCATATGCTGCTTTGATCTTGCGTGCCAATGCTGCAATAGTTGGGTCAGCCATGAAATGATCACGCAGCCAGAAGAAGTTATTCAACTCAGTCGCGGTCATTACAACTTTCATCATCTGCCAAGGTTCGATCAGACGATTACAAACCTGCTTGGCATAACCAGCAATGTGAAACAGTTCCGAGTATTCAGAAACTTTCTTACCAATGTACGCCCATGCTTCGTGTGGACCGAGGACAATCTGATTACCTTCCTCATCACTCTCATTGAAGTAGATCAGGTCATTGTGTTCACCCTTGTCTTGCATACCTGTGTTTGCTGCACCATAACGGTCCAGATATGCAGGGTTCTCACGTACTTGCTTCAGCATAGTGCTTACTGGAATGGCACGGGAGGAGCTTGCATTCTTGGAAAGAGCATTGTGTGTGTTGAATTCTGCGAGTACCGGTCGAGGAAATTCTAGTTCAAAGGTGACGATTTCCTTACCAGTTACTGACGACTTGCTATGTGCGATGACTGTTGCTTTAGTTTGATCTACCACGTTTATCTCTCCTTTCGTATGACAGGGTGACCATTATATATGAATCACCCAGATATTGCAAGACCTAATTAGTACAAATCAGTCATTAAATCCAAAACATTGTAAATTGCTTTCTCTTGCTCAATCTCTTCACGAGTCGCTAGTCGAATTCTTTCAAATGGACCATATCGCAATTCGTTTCCACCACGCATCCAATACCCACCGTGAATTGGACTGTTATGAGGAACACCAATTGAAGCTTTCCAGTCTTCCAACATTTGCAACATAACATTTGTTGGATTGATTATTACATCAACCGTTGTTTCACCTTCATTTCGCGAAGCGGATATGATCATTGAATTTTACCTGCGAGGATGAGTTCCAGTTCAGCCAAACTATTGAACACTTTGTGAGCCGCGTGAAGCAAGTTGCTTTCATGGTCAGTTCGTTCAATTGCAGGAGTACCTTCAGCCTTCATAATGCTGTTATCGTTTTGGTGGCGACACTCAGCCGAAGGGAATGCAATATCCGCATTAGGCAAGTTACGCCAGTCATGTAGCTTGTAACCCTTTGCATCGGCTGCCCAAGTCATAACCTTTGCAACTTCACGCAATGCCCGAGGGAAACCGTCGATCACCATATGCATTCCGACTTTACCAACCTTACGGTCTTCAAGGTTTGGACGATACATACCAAGTTCATCAGACTTCACTTCTAGAGTTGTTACAGGTACAGTGTCATTGCTGCCGATTGCACCTAAATGGAACCCTCGTCCCATTCCAGCTAGAACAGTTGGTTGATTCAAAGACCATTCACCTGAAACTTGATTGCAGCCAGCGAAGAACTTATCCTCAACCTTTTCAAAGTCTTCAGGCCAATTTTCAACAGCCTCAATGTCAATAGTTTTGTTATCTGGATTGATATAACTATCGAAGTCATCATCTTCCTTGATAATTGTGAGGAGTGAGTCAAATGCAAGTCCAGTGTCTTTTAACCAATTATCGAAATCATTTACAACTTTTACTTTATCACCAATGTTCATTACTTGGCTCCTCGCAGATGTTTAGGAACAAATTGACGAAGGTTTGGTTCACGGAAGCAGTCAGGCTTCATGATTTTACCGTTGCTCAAACGCTTCAGGATATAAGTAGTTGGTTGACCTTCAGCCGATGGTGCAATCTGTACTACAACTTCGTCACCAAGAGCTTCTGTGTGACGTTTAGCGCTCGCCAACATCATGTCTAGGTCAGTGCTAAACTTCGAGTTGTTCGAAGTACACACCTCATTCCACGCAGCCTCAAGGTCAATACCAAGTGCTTCAAGATACACACCGATCTGATCGTTTACAAAACGAGTATCAAGGTGACCATCCAACATCTCTTGAACAGAACCGATATCGAAACCATCTCGTACTTCGTTAGCCTCTTCAATCAGGAAGTTAGATTGACGACCGATACGTTTAATAGTCTCTTGATCAGTTGCACCCGGAGAGTTCAACATCACTTCATTCCAGCGACGAACTTCCTCGGTGTATTTCTGGTAGCTATTCACTTGCACATTCACTGTCAGGTTATTAATTGTTGCCATTTTGAATCATCTCCTTTTGTTTGTTAAAGTAGCGACGGATTGTATAACCACGACCGATACTCCATAGTGTGCAAAGTAATGTAGTAGCTACACCGATTGCGACTTTATCTGTTAACACTTCCAGACACAGCATGGTAATCATAAAACTACCAGCCATGCCCACGAATGTGTTAGTCAGTGTCTCTTTCAAACTCTGACGTTTGGATTGCATTTACACCTCTTAGATGTTTGCCAACAGTTGCTGACGTTTCTCTTTGGACAATTCATTCACACGACTACGACGTTGAACACCAGTATTCACGTTGCGATAACGCTTGTACTTCGCCAAGTTGGTGTAATGGAAACCGTCTTCTACCCACTCAGACATGTCGAGAACATCATCAACATACACATCGAAGTTCGGCAACTTACTATCCCACGAAGACAACACGTTGTAAAGCGCTTCAGTAGCCAGTACGTCGTCACGGTTGTAACGCTCCATAGTTTCCCATGCGAGGATGTTGTTCTTCAGACACTCAACCCATAGAGTGTGACCCGGAAACTCGTTGTGACCATCCTTGACGTGTTCTGGACACAGACGTGCTGCCATGTACTCAAGCTTGTTCGAAGTGAATCCGAACTGCTCTTTCGCTTGAACCATCGTATCAATTTGACGGTAAGTGCTTGGCTTCGGGAAACCATTCAGAACGAAACGTGCGTTCACTTTCTTGGTGTCGAATCGACGGATGTTCTGACCTACAACAATGTCAGCCTCATTCAACATCGACCACAACTTCGAAAGAATGTAAGTGTCATCCTGAGGGTCATCTGCATCACGTTGATCGAAGTAGAAGATTTCATCCTCACCCAACCACTTTGCACAGAACGAAAGCATGTACCAATCAGCTTCAATCTGATTCAGACCAACGTTGTTATCCCAAAGCTTCCATACGTGAGCCAGAATCGGTGCTGTCTCGATATCGTAAATCAGGATACGTGGACCCTTTGGAATGAAATCACCTTCGAGAACTGGTAGCCCAGCGTCAACCTTCTTGAAGAAGTCATTGACAGTTGATTTACTACCAAGACCTAAGGTCTGAGCAATACGACGACTACCGAAACCGTAACCGCGAAGTTCCAGTGCTTGTTTGTGCCATTGCTTTTCATACTTAATCATTGAAGCTCCTTATCAATTGTATTCATAATGTCTGTGATATCCCAATGAATTGCAACTACAAGTTCGTCATCTTGATCATCACAATCATCAAGTTGTTCTCTTGCGCTTGCTAACTCACCAAGGCAGTTTAATAATGCATGTCTTTTGTCATCGGTCATTTAGACACCAGCATCAATCAATGCTTGAACATAACGCTGAAGACTAACTGCTTCTTGATTACGTTCAACGGCGTAAACGTTCATGACGTTCTTCAAATTCACACCGACACTGTTAACATCATCAATGAACAAAGCAACTGCTTCACTCTCAGTATCAGCCGTAACCAAGTGAACGTATGTATCAGACTCACCGTAAATTGCAAAACTCATTTGGATACCCTCAGATTACGTAGTTGAATACAAGTGCTGTTTGAATGAAGTTTGCAACTGCTTCAAGCATGACATATGTGTTTGTGTTCATTCGTATACTCCAAATTGAAGCTCAAGATTTTTAATACGAATCTCAAGCTCTGAAATCTTTGAAAGTAGAAGCTTCAATGTCTCTTCTGATACTTTCATTCATATCTCCCGTCTTCGAATACAACGAGTAGCGGTTTCAAACTTGCTTTGTACATTTGATCTAAGAATGAGTATGCCTCTTCCAGAGTTTCGTATTCGGAATAAGGATTCTCAGAGTAATTTACATCACCGTTCTCCTTATACAGAACTCGGCAAATCTGAAACTTCTCAACACCATCTTTGTGTACGGATACGATACGAATATCATTCAACATTCACACGCTCCCATTCACCCTCAAACAATGCCGAAGTCATTCCTAGATCATCGATACAGTCAATAACACCGTTCGTTTCATTCCAAGCTTCGTAAACATTACCAACTGTGAAACCTTGATCACCCTGTTGATGTTCGTCTACTCGAACAACCTTTACTTTGAATTTATCGATCATACTACCACCTCATATTCATCAGGGAACAAGATATACTCATCATTTACGTCATCCATAACCCAAACCGAATTAGGTGTGGCTGAATCGTATTGTGCCTCAATGGTTTCGTAAATCTTACCCTTTGTCACATCATGTACGTTTACCAATACTTTAACTTTCATTCTTCGATCAACTCACATTCATAAGGATATAGAAAGAACAGATCACCCATGTCATCGATTGCCCAAACGTCACCGTCTTTATCAATATGATCGACATCGTAAACCTTACCTTCAGTGAAATACGAGACATCACCAATACATTTAGCTTTCATATCAACTCTCTCCTGCTTTTGTGTAATAGTCAACAAGCTGTTCACGTCGCTTGTCTTTCGTAGTGGCAGCATTGTATCCCACTGACTCAAGGAATGCAACCACATTTTTCACAGATTCCTTATTCTTTTCAATGGCTTGCTTGATAGCTGACGCATCTTCAAACGAAAGATTACGAGCTTCAGCATATGTTTTGGTTTTATGACATGGTTTACACAGGATTGCAAGGTCTTCTTTACGAATGAATACGATACCTTCTACAAACTTCTGAATGTCTTCAACCTTTCGCAATGAATGACCACCTTTCTTATGGTCAACCTCACAAGCATTACCAACAATCTGTTTCTTACACTGATTACATTCGAATCCCCACACTGTTGGGTGTGCTTTCATGCTGCGAGGGTTGGTGTTCACCATCTTAACACGATTGTCTTTCATAAACTGAAGTTTCACAGGATTCTTTGACCAGAGATGACGCCTCACTCCTCCTCGGATAAATGAGAGGAAAGCGGATTCTGTCTTCCAGAACTCAGGGTGTTCCTCCCACATCTTAATAACATCACTCATTAGCAAGTACCAATCCAACAACACGGAACTCAGTTTGTTCGCTAAGCTTCTTACCTTTCAAGTGTTCATAGTCACCACCATACATTCGACGTGTCCAATGATTGAATCCAACAGCAGCAGCATTTCTTGCATCATAAACTTTACGATTCAATGGTGCAGGATTACCGTCTTTGTCTACTACAGCATAACCATAAATCATACTTAATTAACCTCCTTAACGTGAATGTGGTGCATCTCGTACATTCCGGTACGGTCGCACAATCGACTCTCATACCACTCACTGTCTTCACCTTCCAATTCTTCAGGAGATGGTCGGCAAGCATCAAATGCTTTCTCATGAGAATCAAACACACCGATTACGTTGTCCCAACCCAAGTCAAGATTCACAGCAACATAAACTTTCATCAGTACGCTACTCCCATTTTATCCAATGCTGCTTTCACATTAACACGTGGATCAGTCAGTGTCCTCTGCATATGAGCCATGTCCATCATCTCTTGGAACACATAGAGCCAATCGATTTCGATTTCATCACCACGCCACCCGGTAACTACTTTCTTCTCAGGGTACAGATGCTTGAACGTGTGCACCATCGCCTCAAAGCATTCCTTGTCAGTCTTGCAATCCACCAGAGTATTGAAAGCACTTACACTTCCCCACTCGATGTCGCTGAAGCAGTTCGCTTTGTAGTTGTCAACATCATCCTGACTAATGATCTGATAATACAGATGGATACGACCTTCACCACGAACAATCTTTTTGCTGTCTTTGAACAACGTACCAAGCTTGTCACAGTTCACGATACCGCGATGTGTACGGTTGATATCATAGTAGTTTACAGGCGATCCCCAGTAATCCTTATCCTCACCGATTACGAAGTGATTCGCTTGCTTGTATGCACGGATAACACACATGTCGTCAGCTTCACGATCTGTAATGATGTCAGCTTTGTAGCGACGTTCCAGATAGTTACTCACTTCGTCCAAGTGGAATGGCTTCACCACATTGTCACGGTTGCCTTTGTACTTCTGCAACGTAGACCATTCAACTCGTTGGCTGTCACCTTTACCCATGTACATCTCATAGCTCTTTGCACCAGATTGAGCAAGGATGTCATCAACCATTACCTTCGCGGTATGCAAAACGTTTTGAATCGGCTCAGGAGTTGCAATGTCTTCAATGTCAAAGTCTTCAGGAAGCCATGGGCTTTCACGTTTCGTGTTCTCTTCAGCCAGAATACCACCAGCCTTTTTCTTATGATGTCCCCAGAACGCTGTACGACTCTTTGCTTCGAACGTTTTACTTGTATCCCCACGAAGGGTTGCCCGAATGCTTTTCTTCTCACCTACGTAAGCAGCAGCGTATTTAAACGCATCAAGATCGACAACGGCGTGTGTTGGATTGCTCATAAACTACTTCTCCTTAACGATATTGCAGGCGATACATCAACCCACTACGGAACTCAGGTTCATCAACTTCGATCCATCCGATAGCAGTCATTACTTCGATAATCATGTTATTATCCTCATCAAGCATACGGGTTGCCATTGGTGGAATGACGCCATCTGTAATCACTTCAAAGATCATTTACTTTCTCCTTTGCAAAAGTCACACCAGTTGGAACTAGATCATATTCAACAACTTGCCGTGTAACAGAGTGCTTTACTTTTGCAATTGCTGCTGATTTCGATACATAGACACGAGTACCTTTACCATAAACACGGATACGATTACCTGTTTCGATTTCTTCAACTACATACACTTTCATTTTATCAATCTCCAGAAACAAGAAAGCCCGCACAATGGCGGGCTATATTCATTCAAATTGTCACTACAGAACCGATAACCCGATCAGTCGTTGTAGTTTGTGTAATGCTCATATGCTGCGAAGAATTCGAGTTGTTCGGTTTTCTTCTCCTCATAATCTGCGGCTGCATAACGTACAGCCGTTTTAGCAATCTGTTTTACTTCTTTAGCATCCAGACCTTTTGGGTTATGTTTCTTATTGAACTTGGTGTCTTTGATCAGTTGAACAATATCCGCTTTACGCGTATTGATTTCTTTGTTCAATCGTACAAGTTGTTCAAGCAGTTGCTCTGCATTCAATACAGGCTTTGGGCCTACTTCAGCCTCAGCGTTAGTAGTGTCGAACAGTTCACCAGTTTCTACGTTTGCAAACAATGTCATATCTTTCTCTCCAGAATAAATGGGTAGCCTTATGACTACCCTGTATAACAGATTCGATTCTTAGAACGGTACGTCGTCATCGAACGAATCAAAGTCGATTGGCTCTTGAGGAGCAGCTTGTGGCTTGTCCTGCTTCGGAGCTTGTTGTGCAGGCTTCGATTCACCATTCGATTGAGGACCAGTTGCGTCACCAACTTTGATCTTACCAATCTCGATCAGTGCTTTCTGTACGTCACTACCTTCAAAGTCTTCAGCCTGTTTCATCGTGTTGATGATCGACTGACGCAGAGTCTTCAGAGTTTCAAGGTCTTGTTCACCTTTGAAGTTAACCATGTACATGAACTTATCATCCAGAGTAGGAATCATCTTTACCATGGCCTTTGGAACCGGACCATTGAAAGAAATCTTCTCATTCAGATACTCTTTACCACCATGTTCATTCGTGTATACATGAACGTTGAACATTGCCGCTTCACCAATCAGGTTGCCCAAGTAAGCTGGTTTGAAGTTACCTTTCTCATCGAGTTGCTTGGTAGCTTGACCCAACTTGAACAGGATGGTGTTGTTCTTCAGGCTCCAAGTGCCGTCATCGTTACGCTGTTCACGCAGGCTATACGGCTTACCAACAACTTTACCAATACCCTTCTGACCGAACTCGTTGTTCAGCAGACCACGATATGGAAGCTCTTCACCAACTTTGTCTTCATCGAAGAACTGACCACGATTCACCAATGTTTCCGGGAAATCGATAGTGATTGCAGCACAACGTTGTGGCTTCACTTCCCAGCGCTTGTAGCGAGTTGGAACACCTTTATCATCAGGCAGAGTCTCAAAGTATTGCTTGTCATTCTTTGCCAGTTCTTCAGCTTCAGAGGCTGCGTCACCGGTCCATTTCATCTTGGCATCTTCTTGTGCTTGCAGACCCAGATCGATAACACCGGAAACAATGCCAATCATCGCTTCAGGAGCTTCTGCACAACCAACCGCTTCAACCACGTGCTTTGTCAGCGCATCGAAGTCAACGTTCGAAGTGTTCTCAGTGGATTGTGGGGTGCCAGCATTAAATACGAACTTCTTAGCCATTTGATGATTTTCCTTTTGCAGATTATTTATTTGTGCTGTATGATTGCAGCAGAGATGTTTTGCAGATTGTTCATGCTCTTCACTCAACATGAACGCTCATTATACCGAAATGATCAACCCTTGTCAACCACTTTTTCAACTATTTTTCACTTCCTGCCAACTCTTTACCACTTTGACTTCCTCAACCAGCTTGACTTCAACCAACGTCTCACCAGAATCCTCGAAGCTGTAGTGATAGTCACTGAATGGGCTACCACTCCGACTGACTGTCAGCGAGAAATATTTCCCGGTTGATTCTTGGAAGTAAATATTGGTCATGTATTGATACTTAGTATCTACATCCCAATCACCTTCCTCATGAAGTACCAAGTCCAGTTCGTCAGAACCTTCCTCACGCCATAGATATTTAACTTGATCGCGTGTCAGTTCCATAATTAACGCACCACACGCTGTACGGTAAGCTTCTGGACGATTCGTGGAATAACTGGGGTATTGCCATTGGTTGTCAGAGTTTGCTCAGCCAACGCACGGAAGGAGCGCTGTACCATGCGTGCTGCTTCACGAGTACCAACTGCGACACCACCAACGTTATATTCATATTGCTTTTTCATTTCTTTTCCCCTTATGCTCGTTTCATTTCTTTGGTGGTGAAGAAACCACTGTGTGCTGGATTTTCAGTAAGAAACTTACGAGCCAGCAAAGCAATGAAGTCGTTACTGATCTTGTACTCATTACCAACTGTACGAATCATCGACTCCCAACGGATGCGGTTACATACAAGCCATGCACTCGACTTCTTTACACCAGAACCAATCAGTTCATAGGTGAACTTGGCGAACAGTGGGTAGAACTCAGGATTCAACACCAACCAGTTTTCAAACTCTTCACGCAAAGTCAATTCCATTACATATTCCCCAATTCGCGTTTCATTTTATCAACTTCCTTTTGCAGCTTTTCAAGCTCAGATACCTTCTCAGCAAGTACCTTGCATTTACTATTACCAATAGCAAAGAACAATTCTTCAGCTTCACCTTGCATACTAATATAACTTACTGTACCGATTGCATTTCGAGAAAGATCATGCAACTCTTGAATTTTTGGAAATGAATCAACATTCAACACTTCAGCAAGCTTGTTGTACAAACCATCTGCAAAACCTTTCACATAACCGTTAGTACGACCTAGTACAAGATACGCACGAAGTGCATCAGCAGCATTGATTTCGATGTCAAGCTTTATCATTGAGTCTTCTACGAAATTCATTACACTTCTCCCATTGGTAGCAGGTATACAGCTTTAATTTCTTTGATGTCAAACACATAAGAAGTGTCCATCAGGTTGCGATTGATCACTTTGAACTTACCTTGCTGAATGCAGAACGTATGTACAGGATTGATATGTTCGTTCTGATATCCTTGACCTTTCCAGTGAATAATCACTTCAAGATTCAAGTGAGCCGGAACCGTATGAATGAAATCCTCACCTTTTAGGTTAATGCTTGGGATTGGTGATTTCGCTTTGTTCTTCTTAGCCAAAGGTGTTACTCCTTAATGAATTCGATTTCGTGAGAGCGGAAGAAATGATAGTCGGTACTACCATCGATGTCAAGCCATGTGCACATGACACTTGTTTGATCATCCAACCACTCTTTCTTGCGAGTGACAACTGTACCAGTTGGTGGCCAACCACCTAAGCCACCATTTTTACCAGTATAGATTAGTTGATCACCGTTCTTTAGGTCAAGCATTTGTTCAGGAGTCATTTTACACCTTACTCGGTAAGAGCTTTGATTCGATCCAGTACACGGCTCAGCTTGTTCTTGGATTCGTTTGCACGAAGAACTTCACCTTGACGCTTTGCAATTTCAGCTTCTTGCTCATCGATCTGCGATTGAATGGTTTCTAGTGCAGTCGAAACCTTCTGTTCAGCTTTGGTGAACGTATCCAGAGCATCCGCCAGCAACTCAGTGTGCGAAGCTTTCTTTGCCGAGAACAGGGAAGTCAGGCTGGTCATTGCAGGTTCGGTACGAGTAGTCATTTGTTCATCTCCATTTCGTTTAAGTGTGCGTATTATACGCTAGTGTGAATCTGGTGTCAAGCAGCAATTGCTTGTGTGTTTACAAATTCTTTCGTGTTACCAGCACCACCACGAGGAGGTGTTCCTTTAGGTAATGTTCCCGTTGATTTTAATAGCCATCACTTAATACTCTTGTTGATTTGTTTGAGTTCAGAGATTACATCTTTTGCTTCCTGCTTGTCAAGATCAACACGCAAAGATTTGAACAATTCCTTAATCAGTGAAATTGTGAAATCGGTGTCTTCAAAGCTAAGGTCGATTGCTTTAATCAAAGTGACAGCCATATCGTCATCACCATCGATAGCCATAACGATGTCACCAACAGTGGTGCTAACGTTCATTTCGAATGTACGCTTATACAAACATTGTAGCTCACTCATTTCATCTCTCCAGATATGTGTTGTGTTGATAGCGCCCATTCTACTTGATCCTGAGCGCCTGTCAACAACTATTTTCAATCTATTTTACGCTTCGTCATCACCATCATCATCCAGACTAACGGTGCCTAGAATCGCCTGTACGAGCTTGTTAGCTTCCTCGACGTAGTAATCATAGTTGATTCCCCACGAGAAGTCATCCATGTTGTTGCACGGTGTCACATTCCATTTGCTGTCAATCGCCATACGACGATCACCCTCAAGCTCTTTACCTTCCAACGCTGGCATCAGCTTGATCAGCTTACCACCATGAACCGATGGATAGTATCGGCAAATGTTCTGCAACTCACGTTGCTCACCAGTCTCCTCATTGAACAACACCAGCTTCGAGCTACGTGGAACCTTTGTACGCAGCATGAAATCAAAAGGATCATCATGACGACGAATCAAATCCTCTGCCTTTCCTTCACCAAGAAGCTCATGAACAGCAGCCATCTTGACAACCAATGCTGATTGGTTTTTGTGCCAGTCCAAGTCTTTGAACTCGTATGCACCTTTCCGTTTCACTTCACCACCAGCGAATACAGCAATATAGTTGTTTACGTTCGCAGACATCATCTTGTCATACAAAGCACCTTCCATAACCAGACCAGTCAGCTTTTCCCATTCTTTAACCAGACGATCAATCGTCTTCTTAGTTTTAGGATCATCAGAAGCAACGAATTCAAAACCATCCGTATTGCACATAATGATTTCAGCATCAACCTGAGCCATCAGTTTTTCCATCAACATGCACAACGAAAGCTGACCGTTGATTGTAATCGACATCATGAACTGCTTATCGAACATCGGGCTAAATTCATCACCAGATGCACCATATGTACCGTTGAGTGCCAGCTTCAGTGCTTTGTTCAACGCATGTTTCTTGTCATACGAACGACGTTCTACATACAGGTCTTGATATACATCACAGAACAATTCGTCCAAGTGAGCCGGGAAAATACGGTTCTGGATACTCAGGTTTGGATAATACGAAGCAACGTCGAGCGTATAGATTCGCTTACCATTACCTGAAACAGTTACACCTTTCTTACAGCCGTGAATACCACCAGTACCGAAGTCATATTGGAAACCATCAATGACAACGTTCAATGGACTGCTGTTCGCTTTCTTATCATCAATACCAGCAACACCAGCGGTGATTCTCCAGCAGAACCAGTAGGACGCAGCACCTTTCGGAGACTTCAGTTCTACAGCTTCAACCCAACCCAACGGATGCTCCGCCATCATTTCGAGAATGTGAGCTTCGGTAGGAACGTAACGCTTGTTCTTTGCACCTTGCTCTGGGCAGTTCATCTTTTTCATCTTGACTTTCATGTTCGCATACTTCGCGACATCACCAAGTTGATGCTCTTCAAGCTCCGAGAACACACCGTTTGTCTCAACGATTGTCTGATCCATGAACCACTGGTGGATCGCTTTGAACTCTGGACGATCAAACTTGATATAAGGTAAGATACACTCTTTCAAATGAATCTGCTCACGCTTAGTCTGTTGCATCTTACGAACAATACGTGGACCTTGTTTCTCCATACGGAAACATACACCCGGCTTAGCCGCTTCCAGACGGTTAACAAACAACTCTTTACCAATCTTGGTATCGTTATAGTTGGTGCAGTCAAACCCGAACTGTACAGTCAACTCAGCACGCAGCTTAATCGCTTCCATCGAGTGATGATAGAACTTCAGTGTTTCCATAACGTCGTGATGGTTATACCGAATCAGTTCATCTTTCTGACGATCATTCAGACGCATACCTACCGGGAATGGCAAGTCTTCGATGTTCCGACTACGCATGTTGAACTCAAGCACCTTCAGGCTGGTCATGCGAGCTTTGTTATCGAAGTGGTGAATCTTGAACAGGTCAACTTGTGGGATGATTTCTTCAGATGCACGAATCGCAGTACCAAACTTGTTGAACTTGGCTGCTTCAAACAGTTTACATACCTTGCTATAAATCTCAGCAGCAGTAACCTTGACTTTCTTACCAGCTTTCTTTGCTTCTTTTGCTTTCTCCAGAATGAAGTGAATCACCGGATAGTCAAAGCCGACGTTGTTGAAACCGACAAGACGATGACCAGCACCTTTTACTTTGCGAAGGAAGTCAAGCAGTTCATTGATTTCATCTTTGCGATCAGAAATCTCAAACACACGTGCACCTTTGCCATTAGCAAAGATGGTAGCGAATGTAAAAATATTTGGATAGGTTTCAATGTCGTAAACCCAATCATCGAATATTTTTACAAATTTAAATTCTTCAGACATCTGTTTCTCCTAGACTACACAAACAAAAGGGTGCCGAAGCACCCCTTAATTTAAAACTCTGGTTCGTATTGAGGATTCAGAGCTTGTTCAATGGTTGATTGCTTTGCAAGCCAGTTATTGTAATCCATAACTCCGCGACTTTCAACATCATAAATGAGTTGCATAATCTCACCAGTTTCACCACCACGCGCTTTCGGCATATCAACATGCGTCAGGTTACGAATGATTGGATCAGGATTCATCTTGTCACGACTGATAACGATGTTGTAAGCGGCAGACTGTACAAATGTAGAGCTACCAAATGCATCATACTCAGTTGCTTTACGCCACGTTCCATCTGAATTCGTTGGTTTACGTGTGTGCAAGATGTTCACAATAGTAACACCAGTCTTAACAATCTGTTTCTGCCAACGCATGTGATCCTCTTGCATATCACTGTTAGCACCACGCAGAATGTCAGTCAATACGTCAATAACAATGATCTTGCAACCATGTTGATGAATCAACTTTTCAATCTGGCGTTCAAGTAACTTCAAATCACCATCACGTTCATCCAGAATTGCATAACGCGGTTGTCCTGTATCATCAGTAAGCAAGTTTGAATAAAGCTCTTGAACTTCTGGACGATCAAGGTATTCAAGAATATCAGCACCTTCACCAATCCATGCCAAGTTCTTCTCAAGGTGGATAGATAGCAAGTCAAGAGTGTATTGACCTTCAGTCATCTCAAGAGAAACAACACCTACTTTCTGAGGAGCATTAAACATCCAGAAGTAGTTCAAACCGTTTACATGTGTGGACTTACCAACGGATGTATCACCAATGATGTTTACGATACTACCTTGACGGATGCCACCTTTCATTGCACGTTGAACAGCGCCCCATTCTGGCGGAAGTGGAATACGTGGACGCATAAGTTCTTCACGAACAGAGTCCATCGAGTCTGTACTTTCTTTAATACCGGATGCAATCAGTGGTTTGGCATTATAGAAGTCACGAACAAAGACACTTGCTTTACCGTCTTCCAACATCTTGTTTGCATCTTTACCAGTCCAGACAGCAACCTTAACTTTTTCTTTAGGTAATACTGCTGAGATTGCCTCGGCTGCTTTACGTCCTGCATCGTCATTATCCATACCAATAATGATCTGATCATACATATCAAAGAACGAATACTGTGCTGCGATTTGCTTAACCGCACTGTTCTCACCGCAAGTTGGTGAAACAACATGGACAGGTGCAATGTTACCACCAGCTTTAAGTCGATTCTCTTCAAACATTTGATAAGCGGCAACCTTATCCTCTTCACCACCAACAATCAGAATATACTTGTTATAACCGCTGTACTTAACCTGACCACTAAGTTGGTTCTTACCACCAGTGCTACCCACATTCCCGTAACGGAAGTCTTTAGGGTGATTGCGACACTTGTAACCTGCAAGCTTACCCTTAGTGTTTGTTTCAGGATAGTGACGGCTGATTACATTCCCCTGATCGTCCTTCTTAGTCAGGTGACCGAAGAACTTCAGAAACTCATCCTTGATACCTCGATAACCCAAACCACTGTAACCAGAAACCTTCTTACCGTTGATTTCTTTATGTGCACTCTGGATAAACGAACGTACTTCGTCGTCGCTCATTGCCGGAAGGCAATCGTTCATCATTACTGCACCATCAGTCACTTTCTTTCTCTCCTCTTGATACTGTTCATACGTCATACCTAGAATCGCCATTGTCGCATCACGACCTTTAACGAACTCTGTTTCTTCGTCCATCTCTTCTGCATACATCACAAAGTCAATAGGTGTACTCTTCGCACCACAACCGTAGCAGTAGAACGAATGCTGGTGAGCATACACGTTGAAACTTGGTGTATTCTCAGGGTGAAACGGGCAACAAATCTTTTCGCTCCCGTCATAGTCAGGCATGTAATGCTTAATTACCTTTTCGATCAAGCTCAAATCTGTTTCTCCTTACAGTTGTTGAACAAAGATCGTCTGTTCACGAGTAATACCTTCTGGTAGCTTGGAAAGATCGAAACCAATCTCTTCAAGGTCTTCGTCATTCATCTCGTATGGTGAATTCTCCAAACTCCAACGAGCGATTACTTCACCATGTCGCTCCAACTCCATGAACGCGATACCACATGTATTGAAGACTGTATCATAACAACCTTCACTCCAGCAGTAAACCTCGTCATGTGGTTCAATAACGAATAGTTGCTGTAATTTATCCTTTGAATACTCACAAGGAAATGCAATCAACTTAATGTTTGACGGTACTTTGATTCGCTCAAGTTCGTAATCCACGATCAATTTGTCAGGAGTCATGTTGTACATATCAATGAAATGAGTAGCATTGTCACCATCTACACGGTCCAACCACTTACCGTTAATGATCATTACTTCTCTCCTTCATACCATTTATCACAATTGAACTCATAACCTTCGGAACGAAGTTGTTCTTTCAAGTCATCGATTCTTTCAAGTAGATCATATGTTTTACGATCACCGCAAAATGCCATACCACGCATTGACAAATAATCGTCACGCATCCAGACAACACCTTTTAAGCCAGAGTCACTTTGAGGTAGAGCGTCAAGGTCTTTCATCATCTGAATGTCGAGTTTAGTTAGATCAAATTTCATTGGTTTTCTCAATATCGTTGATAGCATTTGTAAGAACACGATAGAAGTCTTCAGGTTTATCCCAGTACCAACCACTGGTGAATCCACGACAGTTGATTGTACATCGGCTGAAGTCTACCTGCAACCGGTATTTTATCATTGCCTGTAAAGCCCATGCTTGATCACTCATGACGACACCTCACACAATCCAACGTTACAAACAGGAAGACTATCAAGTTGAGCATCGAAAGTATTCCAATCAACGTATGCACCGACTGCTCCCAACTTAACAACTTCATCCCAACCTTCAGCCACATTAGATGACATCCAGCGACGTAGTTTCTCGTAACGCTGAGCATTCACCTTCAGGCGTTCAATCTCTGCACGCTGCTGAGCAACAAGGCGTTGAGAGTATCGAGCAATTTCAATCTGCTCAGGCAACATCTCCAGAACATAGTTGTACGTTTCTTTCTGAATCGCCCGACGATTGATAGAAGCTTGGCTGAATGGATCACAACCGAATGGAATGTTCATTGGATCGTCACATTCCTTGAATCGCTTCTCCATCAACTCCTTGAAATCTTTCAGACCGTATTCCTTTTCAATGATGCTCATTTGTTCATCCTCTTGACGGCTGCACACCACACCTTGAAGCATTCTGCTGCATGATCTGAGATGTATTGACCGAGATGTAGGGCTAGGTGACGACTTGCTCGACCACGTGCTCCAGAACGCACCACATACTCTTCCAGATACCAAGCCTCGAAGGCTTCTGTGATTTCTTTGCTGTCCATGTTGCTCTCCTTTGTCTGTGTGCCCATTGTACAGATGGAAGTAAAAGCTGTCAACACCTTTCTTTAACTTTCTTTCAGACACAAAAAAGCCCCGCGTTAGCAGGGCTTCTCTTTATGCAAATACCAGCTTGACTGGGTTGGTATAAACAACCTCACCGTTGAAGTCGTGAAACTCAACAATGCTATTTTGACTGCTGAAGTACATCGAATCAATTCTGTTCAGTTGGTCGGCTGATACACCACGACGGGTAAGCTCAGCTTTGGTTTCATCATTCAGGGTTACAGCGTAGAACTGTAGGTCACCAGTGTCTACCTCATCCCAACCAGACCAATTTGACAGGAAGCTCTTCTCAATACCTTTCATCTTATTGGCTCACCGCCACATTACCACGACCACGTTTGCGGGATTTTGGTGCAGACACCTTGAAAGCTTTGTGACCAGCCGATTGGGTTACGCCTTGTGCATTTGCTTGCTCGTAGAAAATCTTAGCCATGATGTTACTCCTTATTCAATTTGATTTGGTTTTTGATACTTTTGTCGATTGCGTCAAATGCTTGTTGTCGTTCAATGTCGTATTGTTCAGAAGATTTTGTCTTCAAACCACGATCAACAATCGGGGTATTAACTTGTTGAAACTCAACTTTTGACATTGGCTTAACTGTACCCTTTGGCATGTAGCTCGGTTGAAACAGTTGGTACATCACAACGAAAACAAGTGCAGCAATTACTGGGTAACCACTCTTGAGACGTAGTGCCAACCACAAAAACAAGATCACAACGATTGGTACAATAATGTTAAGTGCAAGAATCATTTAAAGCTCCTTAGATGAAAGAGCGACAGCATATAGTCAGCCGCTCAATCCAATCTTACTTAGAACGCATGTCCATGATCATTGGGATATTACCGTTACCACCCATGATTGTTTGAGGCAAAGCACCATCCCATTTCTCAGCTTTGATCTTTTCGATTTCAAGCTCTTTGATACGCAGCGAGCGTGGGTCTACAGCGTTAGCCAATACCATTTGTGCTTGTGCTTCAGTCTCAGCTTTCTCTTTCTCAATTGCACGTTGCATCTTAGCTTCTTGCAACTCACGATCCAGTCGTACTTTAGAAACGTTCAACGATGCTTCTTCTTGTGCAATCATTTCACGACGCTTTGCACTGTTCTCTTGAGCTTCAGTAATGATCGGTGGATACTTAATGTTTGTCAAACCAGCATAACGAACATTGAATGGTGTACGATCACTCATCACTTTAGCCAGAAGAACTTGAATGTCGGAGTTGATCTTTTCACCATTGGAAGCAATTTCCGAGATGGTGTAACGAGTCAGATACGAACGAACTTCAGCTTGCAACACTTGTTTACCGTAAGTGTTATAGATCGACTCAGCGGAAATCTTACTGAATTGATCAGTCTCAGGTGTCTGAGGAAGCTTGTTAAACATTGCTTCTGCTTTGGTTGGATCAACCGACAGAGTTGCACGAAGGTCAACCTTGACGATTAGCTTGTCACCCGGAATGAAAATCTCCATTGGTTCAACGTAAGACTTATCCGTGGTGTCCAGAACAACCAGACGATCACAGTAAGCATTACAGAATGGCAGACGCAGCTTAGAAGTTGGAATCATACCTTCCTGATAACCATCTTTGGTCATGATCTTACCAACGAAACCCGGTGGTACTTCAACCTTCTCACCACAACCAGACATCATTACTGCCATGGAACCAATAACCAGACTACCAACCAGATTGCGAATGTTCATTTACTTCTCCTATTGTGTTTCATCATTTGATGTCGCTCATTATACAGAGGTTCATCGTTTGGGTCAAGCTTTATTTTCACTTCAAGACGATAATGTTGCTACGTCGTTCCGAAGCTTAATGATCATGTCGATCAGATCATCTCGATCACAATCATCGAACTCACATTCATCCTCTTCAAAGTCGTCACGGTTGTACTCAACCCGACGCGCTTCTAAAGCAGACTTCTTTGCATGATCGATACGACCGTCAACAATGTAACCGTGTGGCTCATGTCGAATTTTAAGGTGGTCGTTGTTGATTGTCAAGCAAATTGTTGGTGTCTCATTCACATTTGTCCGGTTTTGGACTTGAACACGAGTCAACATCTCACCAGCGTCAATCACAATAGCATTACAACCACTGAAGTCAACATATTTACCAGTTATGCGAACAAGGTCACCATCACGAAGCTTACGATATGCCATTTAATTTCCCCAATGTGAATCAGTGAGTGAGATGTTACCTGATCTATTCAGATAGTCAACAGCTTTTTCCATATTACCTTTGCAGCTTCGCAGAGCTTTATTGCATGACAACATACCTTCACCAGTTAGGACACGCAACTCTTTAATCATCTCTGCTGTAATATCTACAGAAGCCATTTCCTCATCAAGTAATGACATCTGGTATTCTACAGCTTGTGTTGCTTCACTGCAACCACCATGTGCTTCGAACAACATCTCTTTCATTGCGAGCAAAGCTTTGTACATCTGATTGATTTGATCTGTCTGCATCGACATGGATAACCCTTCTTGTTAAATGTTCCGCAATAATGACACTCGATACGCCCGTGTCTTGAGATTGCCATAATGATCCTATCAATCCACCTTGTCAACATGTTTTTCATTCCAAGCATCAATGATGTTTTGAGGACTTATCCTCCCTTTCTCTTGCCGCATAAAGCTTCTCATAAATTCATCAAGGCTGTCAAAGTCAGAATGATCCAGATTGTAACGACACCATGCTTTCATATCTGCTCTGTAGTTTTTATCATGTAATGCTGTAGTAGGTCTTTCCATCTCTTGATTCTCCAATCATGCTCATTGTTGAAGTATAGATAGACTTCCCCTAAGGGGTTCCACAATCGGGAACCAAGGAGTCATCTTCATGCTCACCGTAGCTAGCATCCTGATTCATCAGGCATGTACACAAGGTACACGAGATAGGATAAGGTGTCAAACCCTTTCTCCCGTGGTGCACAAATGTCATTGACGACACCCGCAACGCTGCACCAGAACGAATAAACGTCCACTTCCACGTTATGTTGGCCTGCATTCTTCTTGCCTTTAACACTGGGACGGTGAGTGGTTACGACATTTCTCTCCAGTGCGAGAAGCTTTGTCTGCTTCAAGGTTGCCCATTCTACAGATGGTAATCTTTTTTGTCAAGACCCTTGACGTGATGAACCAGTGATGTATGATGGCGACATCTAAATAGGAGATACAAAATGAGCAGACCAGTAAGTGATGCAAATCAACTCTACATTCCGATTGGTAATTTTGGAACCATCAACATGGATGATCTACTACAGCAAGTTTGGTCACATTTTGGTTGCGTGACTATTGATGAGGTGACAATCTCTCCTGAGTACATCAAGGTTGATGGTTGCTCTTGCTGTCATGATATGTCAGACTATGAAATGTACCTGTGTGTAACAGTCAATAAGGATTAATTGAAATGGGTGGTCGATTCAATCCAGCAAAACCAAAGCAACGTAAGCAGATGAGCGCCCATGTTGCTACTTATTACACTCATCTCATGAATTCTGTTGACACAGGATGTCCAATGCGAGACTATTGCACCAAGGACATTTATATACACGATATTTTGAGGAATTTGATGTGACCCTGACGAAAGACGAAGTAGCATTTGCAGTGAGTGCTCACCAACTGTATAATTCACTAAACGCTGGTTATCGTAACAACGAATTCTTTTCAGTGAATCCATATCTCACACCAGAAGAACGTGCTGGATTCAAGCAGCAAGGTGAATACCAGAAACACTTGTTGGAAATACTATTCAAGGTGAAGAAATGAACAATCGAATCATTATAAAAACTGAAAGTAATGAAGGTGTGCATTCCGTAACTGGTTATGTTGATAACAAAGAAGTAATCAATATCAGTAACCGTGTAGAAAACCAATGGGGTATTGGTAGCTCTTCTACCCTCCCTTATGACTGGAGCCTAGCCTTACTATACAATGAGTGTGTAAGTGCCGTTATGGCTCACGTGAAGACGTTACAGAGCTATCATCGTGGTGTAAGAGTAAAACTAAAAACAATGGGTAGAAATGGTTTTGGTACTATTGAATTCGTGGAACCTAATGGTGAACGAATCTGGGTACTTCGTGATGGTGCTTCCAGTCCTGTATTCTTTCATCCTTATGAGCTTGATATCGTATGAAGACAAATAACATTGGTGGTAATAGTAAGTCCGTAAAAAATGATAATTCTAGCTGGTCTAGCTTTGGTGGTAATACACCACCACAAAGTAAGGTTAAGATTCTACCCAAAGATGGAAACAAACCATTTCTATTTCGATTGAAAAAGTGGTTGACAGACTAAAATATTACTGTAGAATTAACGATATTAAACATATACAGCGAGATACAAATGAGTAATGTAATCGTTCCAACCGATGAGCAAAACAACGTAGTAGCGATGTCCAAGCTACATCGTGCCATGAAAATCCGTGCATATGCAGGTGCCGCCAAAACGTCTACACTGTGTATGGTTGCCGAGGAATTGGTTGTCCCTAGCCTTATGCTAACCTTCAACAAATCGTTGGCTGACGAAGCTAAGAACCGCTTTCCAAGCTGGGTTGAGTGCCGTACTACTCACAGTCTTGCATACGCTTCTTTTGGTGCACAGATGCGTCACAAACTCAAGCGTCCAATGGGTGCTTACCGTAACGTCGCAGGTACTGGTACTGAGATTGCAAAATACTTCAAGACAGGTGACTTCCTGTACATGATCGATGGTGAGCGTGAAGCTCGCAAGATGAAGGCTGGCGGTGTCGGTGTTGCCATCAAGGAAACCGTAGCTAAGTTTGAGCAATCGGCTGATGAACAACTGGGTAACCAGCACGTTTCTACCAGTCCATGTGATCAGATTCTGCTGAAAGACCAAAAGAGTATGCGTGCTTATCGTTATTTGGTACTGAATGCTGCTGTGAAGTTGTGGGCACTGCGTTGTGATCTTCGTTCTGATGTACTGGCTACTCATGATACATATCTGAAGCTTTATCAGTTGTCGAAGCCGGACCTGTCGAAGTACGAAGTTCTCTATCTCGATGAATGTCAAGACGTAAACGCTGTTGTACTGGATATCTTCTTGCGTCAACAGGACAAGTGCCGTCTGTATGCAGTGGGTGATGGTTTCCAGAACATTTACTCGTGGCGTGGTGCGATCAACGCAATGCTTGAACTTGATTGGCCTGAGTTCTGTCTGTCGAAGAGCTTCCGTTTTGGTCAAGAAATTGGTGATCTTGCCGATGCGATTCTAGCTCAGGACGGTACAAAGATTACTGCTGTCAAAGGTTGGGAGAAACTGAAGACAAACGTAATGCCTAAGCATGAACTCCCTGTTGACATTTGGGATCAGCAATATACTATGTTGTTCCGTACCAACGGTGCTTTGATCTTTGAAGCTGTTGATTTGATGGAACGCGGTAAGAAGGTTAACTTGGAGATTGATGTCTCCGACTTCACCAAGCTGCTTGACTCGGCTATTGAGTTGAAGCGTGGGAACTTGCCAAAAGTTAAGCATGAATCGCTTGTACAGTTCGCAAGCTGGGAAGAGTGTGGTGTTGAAGCAGACGCTGTAAAAGGTGAGCTACAACGTGTATTCAATATGGTTGATAATGGTAGCGTCTACAAGATTCTTGGTGTTCTGTCTAAACATAAGAACGTTGAGAACCCTGACGTAACGCTGACTACCGCTCACAAGTCGAAAGGTCGTGAGTTCGACATTGTAATCCTTGCAGATGATTTCCCCACACCGTATAATCAACAAGGTGAGTGGATTGGTTTGCAGGATATGGAACGCAACTTGCTGTATGTTGCTCTCACTCGCACCAAGAAGTATTTGGGCTACAACGAGACAGTCACCGCGATGCTTGCACGTTTGCGGAATTACGGTGACGTTTCTGACGAGTTCGATGATTTTGTGGGAAAGCAAGTGCGTCAAATGGACCGGGAGCTTCAGGACATTCTGGCGTAAGTGTGGTAAAGTGGGAATCTTGGATGAACTCAGGTTCATCCTTGAACTCACAAATCGAAGCGAAAATGATCTATCTTGGCTCTGGTGTTATTACTGACCTTGACCGATTCGTAAATGGAACCGATTATTTCGGGGGAAGTGTTTATGACCACGAACCAAATTACTAATGACAAGTTTGTTTTGCTCGTTGTTGGTGAAGTACCAAAACGTAAACAACGTTTGATTACATTACTCCATGAGAAATACGGCGATAAACTCGAAATCGTTAATCAATGTGAGTTTGAAGAGATACAGGGTCGTGACATTGACTTTATGATTATAGATGAAATATATCCATCTACTGTGCAAACAATGGTGGCTTATAATCCAAAACCACAGGAGAGTCCATATTGGCAAAGAGGGCGGTGGTGAAGTTCCCACCTGTCAAGGGTGAACGTTGTGAGCTTTGGGTACATACTCAATACGGTTATGTTCGTATTATCGCAGAGAGTTATGCTGAAGCTCAATATCTGCAAAAGAACATGAGGAACTAAACATGGAACTATACGGAATAAAATACAGTGAAACTATTCGAATCAATGTCGTTGACATCGACGACTACAATATCAATGGCAGCTTCAATCCTAATGCTGCCTCGGATATCGAATTCTATGGATATCGAGAAACGACATTTAAGGTTGAGTCTGCCGAAGTCAAGACAGCAACAGGCTGGTGGCCGATGCATGAAGATGAAGTTCGATACATCTCAGAACTCAATGATTCTGTAACACTGCTTGTACAAAATGAAATTGATAAACAAAATGGAGAGTACAATGTTTAAGACACTTGGTGGTGTCATCTTTGGTTTGTTGGTAGGTGGTGCTATTGCATCTCACGTTTATCTCCCACAACTGAAATGTGTAAAACAAGTTGTTGCAAAGGAAACAAAACGTGAGTATCCTGTCGGTACATTTGAATATGAGGTTAAGCGGACACAATGAATGATTTAGTGATGTGCCCCGGCTGTAAAGAACCAATGATTAGTGGTCAACAAGTCTTTAATGGCTTGCTGAAGTGTCACTGGGACTGTTCCGACAAAGTTCGTGAAGCAATTGGTGAGCAGAATGCAAACGACCTGATTCGATCTAGAGTTGATGTACGCCTTCGAAGTGAAGGTTTGTTCCCCGGTCATCATCTGTATGACAAACTGATGGATGCAACTCTGGATGAGTTCTTTAAACCATAGACACAAAAATGCCCCGGTACTCGAAAGAGCCGGGGCTTAGTCGTTATTGTTTTGCAGAACCTTTCAAATCAACACGTAGGACACTTGCAAGATCGCGAAGGTCTTGTCGAAGTCCCTGTGTTTCACGAATCCATTGTTCCTGTACGTTCTTAAACTCTTCTCGACTCACCTTCCCTTCTTGAAGTCGGCTAATCGCTCGTTGGTTAGCAGCGATATTCTTCTCAAGCCCAGCAATCTCGTTTCGAGTCGTTGCTCTATCAGCCTGATACATAAATGCAGTTAATGAGATAAGTGCAATACCAGCAAACCCACCAAACTTGCCGATTAGTTCCTGTAATTTGTTATCATTTGGTACTGGTACTGGTGTTGGCATTTTCTGGTGCTCCTTGCATTGTGTAGTTTTTAATTAAGCCTTCAATTAGTATCTGATGTGCTCGAAGACAACTTGTGTTATTAACCCATGAGATTGCAAGTGTCCGCACCGTCTCACCTGCTGGTTGCTCAATACAACTTATCTTAAGCAACTCTAATGGAATGTATTGCTTCTGATATATAACCTCTGAGATAGGCTCTGGTGGCTTACTTGAGCAACTTGAGCAGATCAGTAGGCAACTTATCATCAATGTCAGCAGTAGTTTCTTCATTGATAGACCCTTTCTTAGATGGTATTGCGTTTATCAAATTTTGTTTAACAATACCATTGCACACTTCCTTATCCACTTCCTTAGTAATGGTTATGAACTCAATGGGTTTTGTCTTTAGTTCAGAAGCTAATGCAAGATTTTGTTCTGACAGTCGGTTGTTCAATTGAACATGCTCTGTAAGCTTCTCTGTCAACGCTGTAAGCTCTTTATCATCACCTCTATGGCTCAGGTAGGATACGGTAAGCAACGTTGCTAGAATCACACACAGAAGCGTCTGAGCTTTACTCTTTACTGTCGCAATTAGATTCATGTGAATGCTCCTTGACTTTATCCAAGTCGTCGATTTCTTGATCGAGCAACTTCCCGATGAAAAACAAAGTTGCAAACATGAAGCCCCAACCGAACAACCAAGCAACTGTCATTGTATCAGTCAGGATTCCAAGTAATGCAAGTCCAGCCATACCAATCGCGTTCAATGCGTTAGCAACAAACGAATATAGGTGATAGCGTTTGCAGATGTGTTTGTATACTTTATTCCACATAGTAACCCCACTCATTCAACGTTGGTTTGTACGCGGAAGGTTCAACACCCATGCAGTATTTATACTGATTACTGGCTCGAATCTCCAAACCCTTCAGCTTGACCTTCTTACCATCAACAGTACCATACACCCATTTGGTAAGTTCCATACACGCTTTGTCATATCGACCAGCATTCAAATCTTTTAGCAACGTACTAGATGTCAAGTTGCCAATCCCTTTATTGAATGTGAAGTCAGTTACAGCGCCTTTCATCCATTCACTTCGAAATGGAACTTTAACTACACCTTCAACAAGCTTTTCGTGATACTTCCAGTCCTTCACGAACAAAGCAACGCATTCGTCTTCGGTGTATATTTTCTTTACCGCTTCACCCTTCTTGCCTAAGTGACCGATACACCATGTCTTCAACCCAACAGGATCGTCATATGGTGATGTATAGAATCCCTCAGAAGGTGTGGTTAGTTCTGTTGCTACATAAGCACTAGGACCACCAACACCAGCAGCAATTAGGGCGATAAAGATTTTCTTCTTTATCGAATTTGAAATCGTAATACCGCCCATATTTCACCTCTTATTTAATACCAACGACCAATTGCAAAAAGAGTAACAGTTTTGACATTACCTGCCGCGACTGCTGGAGCTGACCACAGACGCCATTGCAAGTTAGTAGACGTTACCACTCGTGTGAATACACCTATGATTACCGTACCATCGTTACGATATACGTTTAAGTTCGGTGTTGGTGCACCAACAAAAGGTACAGGGTACGTCCAAGTTACTTCACTGCCCATCTGAAAGATAGAACCAACAGCAGATGTCACAGCCAAGGCTACGGCGTCATATGTAGAGGTACAAATCAGAGTACCGTCCGCATATTTAATGTACTGACCATTAGCATTGGTATTTGTCTCGATAATTGCACCAGTAGGTACACCAGCAGTTTGTGTAACTGTACCTACAGCCCCTGCACCCATTGAAGTTGCACCAGTACCCCCTTCCGCAATACCTATTACATTTTTAGATTTCAAACGTGCTTTAGACATGTGTTACTCCTTATATTAAGAATCCAGACGGATGATATTGAAATAGTTAGGGGATGAAACAGTCCCGTCATTATTGACACTGCCTGAAGAAACCACAGTGCCAATTTTATCCCCTGCAATAAACCGCCCTTGAAATGAAATGGGCGCAGCGGAGTTTGCCGCGCCAGTAAAACCTTGAGCTAGGTTAGTAGTGACACCGGCTCGTTTTAAAAAGAGGGTAATCCCGGTATTGCTTATTCCAGACAGCACGTTTAAATCAATTCGGTACACACCGGGATTTGCAATGTTCCAGTACCGGTCAGATGATCCTCCATAGGTTACGCCAGAAGATACGCAATCAACACCCCATAAAATTTCTTGTCCTGTGGCTGGGTTAATATGTCCAGCACCAATCTGGCGACTGCCGTATACCTTGGCATTCAGCGTTTCAAGTGTACCTACTCTAGCAGTGACAACATCCGCTTCAGCTTTGGTATAAACGTTAGCTACAGAGAAAGTACCGAACGCATACACTCGAATAAGAGCACCTATCTCAGCACCTTGTGTTAAAGTTAGTACGCTTGTACTAGTAGTTGTATAGTCAACTACTTTTTGCAGAACACCCTCGTTGTACATTACGAGTGTATTACCGGGGATGTAGTTCAATGATATAGCGTTGTTGTCTGGACCTGTAAATACAGTTTGGTTTGCTGTAGCTGTGTATTCATATACAATTAGTGTGCTACTAGAAGCAGCAGCAAGTGCGTCAAGCTCTTTAGCAAGGCCAGATAGTCTTTGTGCTTTAGATGTCATTTAAAACTCCTTGACCCGCCCTTTTCAGGGCGGTGTGTTCATTAGTTGTCGATACGTTCAATCAACAGTGTCCCAAAGGGGTCTGGAACACTGTTAGATAGTGTTCCAGAAATGATGTTTATGCTGACTTTATCACCGGCTATAAACGAAAAGAACTCATGTATAGCCATTAAAGAACTGGCGTTGGCGTAAGTTTGTGCGATACGCGTATCAGTTCCCGCCCCACGTTGATACATAAGATTAACTCTGGCAGGAGCGGGGCTTGTTAAAGCAGTGAAGTCAATACGATAAGTACCACTGACAGGGATCACAAATTGACGGTTAGTGCTGTCATTAATGACGATACCACCAATGGATACCACCTGATTGGTAAACAACACACGACCTGTGGTTGGATTCGCTGTAGAGCCTAATTGCCAGCATGTATACACTTTAGTGTTGGCTAACTCTAGCGAACCAATACGGGCGCTCTGTGCCGCCTGATTTGCGGCCAAAGTTGATGCATCCAAGGTTCCTGCGTTGTTTACCGAACCAAAAGCACGGACATACCAGACCCCTGTAATGTTGAGTGACCGAGTTTCGCTGGCAGTTCGTGGTGTACCTGCCGCTCCCTTTACCTCGAACGAGGAGTCACCCAAACGGAAACCGGCGAGCGTGGCTGCCTCTAGGTTACCGGATGGACCAACGGTGAGCGAGTTGAAGTTCGTACCAGCAGCACCTGATATGTTAGCCGAGTAGAAGCGTACATAGTGATCCTGAAACGCATCGGGTTGGATCACACCAGCTACGGCAGCGGATAATATCCCATCACCACGACGGAATACAGCACCCAATGAGCCAGTAAACTTACCATTGTAGTCCGGTACTCGAAAGTTAGTACCATCAGTTCCGACCGTGAAACACCCTCGTTTAGTTGGGTCAGCCTGCCAAGTTGCCTCGGCAATAACCGGAAGTTTAGCCGTATTGATCAGATTCCATAGGTCAGGGTAAGTTGCACGGCTGTAAAGCAGACCATCCATAGGTAATGCCCCGACTGGGAGCATTGCACGGGAAGATTCCCAGTCGATTTTACCTACGTGCGGTTTTGCTGAAGTAATAAGTGAATCACTTTCAACCTTAGTGTAAGTTGTTATCTTATCTGCTTTACTATCAAGTAACCCATCTTCTTCCGCTTTAGTGTAATGGTTAGCTACAGAGAAGGCACCAAATGCTTGGACCTGAATAAGATCACCAGCTTGCTCAACAGGCTTTACGAGTGTTACCGTGTTAGTACCGGTTGTAGTGTAGTCCACTGTTATTTGAAGCTGTACACCGTTCTGTGAAACAACAGTACCTGCACCCGATAGTGACATAGTTTTACCATGGATGTCGGCACCAGTAAATACGGTTTGACCAAGTGTTGCAACGTATTCATAAACGACCAAAGTTGTGTTGTTCGCTTGAATAAGATCGTAAATTGCTTTACCTTGCTTAGCAGACAATACCTTAGTTGCATCTGTACTTGTCAAGTTATCAACAATGTCAGCTTTATTGATTTTAAGGTTGATAGCTGTTTGTGCTGCTGTGCTAATTGGTTTATTTACGTCAGAGGTATTATCAACAAGAGACAAACCGACATCCGTTTTAGTCAAAACAACAACACCTTTTTGACCGTTTACAGAACTTACAGATTCAGTGTTGTCAATCTTATAGAATTGTTCCATTGGTTTAGACCAAACCAATGTATCACCAGCACCATATTCAATCGTCTCACCATTGTCAGTTACAGTACCACCAACAACAACCTTCCAGAAACCAGATACGACAGGTTTAGTAGGATACACACCAGACGACAAATCAACTGGACCGTTATCACTCAGGTTACCAGTTACAGTTGAAGCAGCAGCGATTGCATCATCACGAGCTTTCTCAGAAAGAACTTGTGCCGCTTGTGCCGCGTTCTTCGCACTAGTGGCTGTATTGGCTCCTGTGCTTGCGGTGGTTGCACTGTTAGCAGCATTTAGCTCAGATGTATGGGCATTAGTTTCAGATGTCTTAGATGCGTTTTCAGATGCCTTACTGTTAGTCTCAGATGCCTTACTGTTAGTCTCAGAAACCTTTGCAGCATTCTCCGAAGTTTTAGCAGCGTTCTTACTAGCCAGTGCAGCAATTTCACTATCCTTAGCTGCATTTTGACTTGCTAATGCATCATCAGCGGCAGTGTCAGAACGATCAGCACTAGTCGATGCATTTACTTCACTAACCGAAGCAGCAATCTCACTAGCCTTTGCCTTATTCTCACTAATCTTTGCTGCGAGTTCACTAGCCTTTGAATTATTCTCACTAATCTTTGCTGCGTTCTCAGAAAGCTTAGCTTCTTGAGCAGATTCACGAGCAGCAGTTACATCTTCTGAGAAGTCGCGAATGTTATCTGTGATGTAACGCAGACGGTCAGCAGTTTCTTTGTTGTAACCTTGAATCGGAGCGATCATGTAGTCTGTACTATCAACAACAGAAGGACCACGGTATGCAGGGTAAATACCGATCACTGTTTCGGAACTGGTGTTTACAAGTTCATACCATTCACCATCTGGTGCACGAATAGCATCACCAACACGAGTGTTCGATGCGAAGCGTGTGTTTATACCGGTCAGGTAAGTATCACCAGTATTGATCGATACTCGACCATTTTTATACCATGTCATTGTGTTCTCCTATTAATTGTATGGGAAAGGGTAATTATTAGTGTATATCAGTAATGCAGTTGGTAATCTATCAAGTGGTAGATTCTGCCAAGATGCTGGGACTGTATACTGATTACCACCGGGTGTTACTTGACTTGAACCTGCTGTAGCTCCCATTATAAAGCTCATACCACCGTATCTACCATATGCACCTTCTGATGAACCATATACAGTGATAGGTCCAGATGTTGGTGAGTTAGGTGCCGTATCAATACATTGGGCACTTCTTGACCACGGTAGAAATGCTGCATACTCTGTAGCACCTAGTGATATATCAATAACTGATTCAACGCCTGCCCAGTTATATGAGGATCGTCTACGGATCAATGATGCACCATTATATACAACAGGGTATCTACCGAACCGATCTACAGCAGGGGGACCGGGAGCTTGCACAGAACCAATTACATTCAATGGTGGTTGTAATGAGTTAAAGGTAATCCTACCTGATGTGTCGTATGTTTTAAGATATGGTGAACCAGCAATATTATTTGCCATAAGGTCAAAGCAATAAAACTTTGTACTAGTACTGGCGTTGGTATAAAAGAAGGTGGTTGAATTGCCACTGATCTGTGTTCCAACAAGACATCCTGACCCCGTAATAAATGTGATTGGTGAAGTAACGTTATATACAGTAAACCCCCATAGATTATCACCTTGATCGAATGTGGTACTCACTACTACTGGAGAAAAGTTTGATCCTTCACTCGGATCAAGTTGAGCAGAACGCAATAAACGCCGTGTCCAAGTCTGTAAATATGACATGTACCCACTCTTGATTAATCCATAACAAATCAAGTTCGTATCAAATAGAATTACACCGTTGTCTTTATATGCTCTAAGTTGTGCCATTAATAATACCCATAAAAGATTCTACAGTTGGCTGCGAAATAACCCCAACCACTTGTAGAGAATGAATAACTCCAAGATAAACTACCGTTAGTTTGAGTAACACCCGGCTTTTTACCCTTCTCTGATTGCAGATCAACTAAAGGCATGACAATGTAGAACGGTGTTTTACCAGAAGGGACAACAGGGATACCAATCGCCCCGTTGCCACCACCTGTATCAACATAGCCAACTAGTTGGCTAATATTCATTGTCATATCTAAAGTTACTCGACCTGATGTGTCTCGAATAACTAAACCTGTCATAAGCTCAAATCAATCCCTAATACGCCATTGGCATGGAAGAATCTCAGATAGCTATTTGTCAGGTTCATTCGACCTGTACCACCTGAGCCGTTCATTTCAAAGTAACCATCCTTTCGAATGTACCATCCTCTCTGTTGGTAAACCCAATCATCTGATTGAATTACGTTACCAATCATCGCGTTAGTAATCCAACCGTTACCGATCAATGCTTGTGAGATAAATACCTGACCACCCTGTACAACGAATGGTGCAGTAGTTGTGGTTGTTGTACCATTTACTACAGCGAATCTATCGGCACGAACAAGGAACTGCGACTGTAAACCGGCTGGTCCATTTTCGATACCAAGACCGATACCTGCTGCAACATATTGACCATTTGAGTTAACTTCCATCTTGAGTGTCCAAGCTGTGCTAACTTTACCATCAATTGTAGCGATTGCTGTTGACTGTTGTTGAATCGAAGCCGTGTTAGTACCAACAGTAGCTGTAACAGTATCAATACGTTGACCCAAAGCACCATCAGCAGTCGTCCTTGCCGTTACTTCTGATTGGACAAGAGCATTAACACGCTGTGTTTCAATAAGAGAGTTTGCTGTAACTGTGTCTATACGCTGACCTAAAGCACCGTCAGCATTAGCACGTACTGTTGCCTCACTAGTGATTGCAGCAGCTACATCCTCATTTACTTTAACCTCAAGTGCTGTAATTCGAGTAGCAGTTGCTTCTTCATTAGTTGCAACAACTGTAGTAAGGTCTGTTACACTCGCTTTAACACCGTTCAACTCAGCACTATATCTTACTAACTCTTGTGCGAAAGCTTCATCAGCATTAGCCCGTACAGTACGTTCTTCTGTAATCTGTGCACGTGAATTCCAACCAGAAATAGCATCTTCCTGTTCACCTACACCGTCATCATCTCGGAACTGAGCCTGAATCGTTTCCAGAGAGGTTACTGTAGAAGTTACAAGACCATCTAACTCCTCAATATTGAGTTCGACTACATCAATACGACTAGCAAGACCGTTAGCAGTTTCTAGAATCTCGCCAATGTCTTTCCAGTAAAGCTCATTAGGTGGTGTTGCATTAATTGGTACATTGCCTTGAGCTTGATAAAGCTTTTGACCTTGGCGAACTACTTCACCTTTTACATAAGTCTTTTCTGGATCGTAAACCAAAGCATCTGTAATGTTTGAAATTTGACTCTCAAGATCAGTTACGGCATTCTCAAGTCTTTCGTTAACACTACCCGGCCCATTTCCATCAACCAATTCTATACGATCATAGAGCTGTTTGTCAAGAGCTGTACCAGAAATAAGTCCAGCAAAGTAATCATTGTACTGTCCGTTGTCGTTAATAGCACTACTACCAAGGATACCCATTTCATCATCAAATGGAAACCAAGGACCAATGTTACCAGTTCGATCATGCAAACGACACCAGAACCACAATCGCTTACCAGCAGACAGACCATGAATTTCATGTGCGTTGATTGGATAAGCAAAGTCACCTAAAGGTATTGCACTGAAGAATGACTCGTTCTCACTGTACCTAAACTCTGTTCGAAGTGTATCTTCCGCATATGGTGGGAAAGTCCAATCAAGACGAATACCGAAGATCAAAGGTGTTGCAACCAGAGATGTAACCCGAGGTGGTGCACCAACTTTACCTTCGAGTCGTGTAAGTAGTGAGTTAGTCCAAATAGACTTAATACCAATAGCGTTTATAGCACGGACACGTGCAACGTACTGACCAGTGTAAATACCACGAATACTTACTTGATTTGTACCTACAGTTCCAGCATTTACCCAATCATTATTATCGGATCGCCATTGTACTTCGTATGCTACAGCGTTATCTGTAACACCCCATCGAATATCCATTACACTGATTGACATGGTTTGTTCAATGTAGCTATAAGATGATACAGTCACTGTTGCTGGTGGTGCTTGAATACCGGGTGGAACAACACTTACCGGACGTGGCTCAAGACGCGCACCATTATCGATTGCATTGTATTTGCTATCGTTGTACTCTACTGCTTCAATCTCGTATACACTTTCATTAGGGGATGATACTTTTGTAACTCGGAACAATTGAGACTTAAGATCAGCTACTTCAAGATACCATACAGCATTTGGTTCAGGAAGCTCTGTGTATGGAAGCTGAACAGTTACAACATTACCAAATACCGAATCGATTGTACGACCTTCAGTAATACCGTTCTTACGAGTCATATACAGGATGTCACCACTCTTACCATCAACATCACGATCAAGAGTAATTACACGACCTACTGCCGCTTTAATACGACCTGTAAATGGACGACCACCGATAAGTGGGTCAACTACATGGATCAACTTACCGGGCATTACCTCACCGTTCATACCCTGCAAACCAGTACGGAATGTAACAGTACGATTATACATGTTTGTAATTAGTGTGTATTTACCACGACGTTGTGCTTCACCACGAGAAGTACATCCGATAGCATTAAGTTCTGTCTGTCTGTCACCTCCCCATCGTAGGATTTCAGAGGTTTCAAATGTCGCCTCTACCTCAGTGTTATAATGGTTCGTTGGTTCATCATACGACACTAGGGCGCTTGTATAGATTGATTTATCATCAGATGCAGCATAGTCAAAACGACCGTTGGCAACGTTAGATCGGGAGAAGATCGGAGCGTTATTGAATGGTTCACGTTTATCAGCTATAGCGACAAATTGATTACCATTCCAGTAAGTCATACCATTGAAAATAGAAGCAAGGTCACGAAGAACCTGCCAAGCATCGTTCTTCTCTTGAATATAAATATTACAAGTATGACGTGGTTCTTTACGACCAGAACCTGTACCGTCATCGACTAGAACGTCACAGTATTGAGCAACCTCATAAAGAGCATACTTGTCAACCATGTTAAGAGTTACTTTGTTACCTAAACCAAAACGATCTTGTGTTAGGATATCGTGGTAAATCCAAGCTGGGTTATCAGACCATGCATATTTAAATGCACCATTCCAAACACCACTGTATGTTCTAGTCTCTGGGTCATAGTTATTTGGTACACGAATAAGACGACCACGCGTTTTAACGGATACACGTGGGATAGCACCACCACCAAACAATCGACTATCAAATTCAAGATAGATCAAAGCAGTATTTGGGTAACGCTGCTTTGCATCAACAACTTCAGCAATACTTTGAATGGTCATCGTGTCTTGGATAGTGCTTGCTTCACTATCAACTGTAAGCTTGGTAGCTCGGATAGTCCAACCAGTTGCAGATGGATTTAAATTAACACGATGAGTACGACTATAACCAGCATTCGTTTTACCATTTACGTTGTAGCGCTGATACTCGATGAATGGACCGCCATCTGTAGAAACTTCAATCTTATAATCAATCGAATAACCAACAGTGTCACCATTCGCTTTCTGTTCAAGAAGCGCAGGCCAGTTAAATGTTACACGAACAGCATCAATCTGGTTCTGTGTAATCTGGCGAACCCAAGGTGTACCTGATTTCAGTTCAATACCAACGTTGTATTCTGTTGATACTTCTGGTAAACCTTGGATGTATGTCTGGTCAACCGTACCGTTACGCCATTCCCATTTAACACCACCAAAGTTAAGAGAACCATCAGAGTTAGCCAATGGTGTACCGTCAAGGTAGATATCCTTAGCAGTTGGTTGACCAGCAAGCTCACCCTCAGCCACAGCAATCAGGACTTTCGCATAAGCAACAGATATCAAGTTGTTAGGTGTTTCAACAGGGGTATGTGCTTTTGGTTCACCACCTTTACCACCCTGAATTGGATAATCAATCATTTATTTCTCCTAATTATTGTTGATCTTCAGATACGATACCTGCTGATACAACAGCACCACCAACCTCCCTATATCCGTAGAAAACAGGAACTGGTTGACCTTGTGCTGTTGTGTTAACTGGTCCACCGAATGCATACGAAGCTTCGTTCTCAACATCTGATTTTGTTTTTAAACCATCCGCTTTAGGCGCTAACAGTTGTGTAATACCACCGATTGCCAGCGATACAGCAATAGATGTTGCAATTGCAGCAGATGCAGAACCAGCAGCAAACCAACCACCTGCACCAAAACCAGCAGCACCACCTGTATAAACAGTAGCGACGATGATTGCAGCTACCGCAATAAGAGTAAGTGCACCATTCTTACCACCGCTATACTTAGGAATGAGTCGAACAATCTTTGGTTGACCCATCTGTAATTGTGCAATATTTGTAATGTCACGTTTCTCTGTTCGAATAGCAAACTTAATGCCTTTATTTTCAGCAGAACGAAATGCTTCATCAAAACCCGGAACCTGCATTAACATAGCTCTAATTGCTTCAGCCGGGGTATTTACTAGAAACTTATGATTACCATATTTCTTCAGATAACCACCGGGGCGAACTTCAATCCATGTCTCAGACATTTGTTAACTCCTTATGTCTCAAAATCATTCTAGTCCGTTGTTGCCATGGACCACCATACACAATAACATCACTCTTTCTGTCATACATATGATGGAACATTAAAGTCTTACCATATAATTGACGACCTTCAAACTCACTAACCTCACCAAGATAAACACCAGCGTGGTTAGGATGGAATGTGCGACCACATTGCATGATGATCAAATCACCCGGTTGCAAGTCATGAACTTCATAGAAACCAGCCTTTGCATACTCCTCTTCATAAAACGAGTATGTATCTTTCTGTTCCCACCATCTATCCTCACGAACATACTTAGGGAACTCAAGACCATGATAACGCTTATAGTAAGCTTCACATGCTGCCCAGCAATCCCAAACACCATGTACAAATGGTCTGTCTAGCAAGCTTTCAGTTACTTCTGGAATAACCTGACGATAATCACCTTCAGGCCAACTAACGATGTGCCAAGGCACCGGAGCGCTCTCTGGTTCAACGATAAGTTGTACTTCATAGTTCCGGTTCATTACCGCTGTGTCGTATCCTGACGGTCTTGTGGTGCCGTCTGGATGAGAATGTACAATGCCAACGACCGTACCGAAGTCTTCAGCTTCTGCGTAAGATAACGGGCAAATTTCAAACTCAGCGTTTTTATCTTTTGCGATGTTGACACAACGGACATACTTTTCCCCTTTCTCAGTAATTACGACGACACCACAAATCTCTTGAGGATAACCCTCTTCAGCATGTTTCATGATGTCTTTCATTGTTTTTGCTTTTAGCTTCTTAGGAATCATATCAACCTCTTGCGATTAGGCTACTGGCGATAAAGCCACCAAAAGGAAGTGGTTGATCAGCACCAAAGCGGAGTTTACAGTCAAGGCATAAACCACCACATTTGTCTAATGCAGGGTCATCAGTTGGAACACCTTTATCTGTGAAGTAGTTTACACCGGTATAACCACAGTCTGGACCACGATAGTTACCATTCATTGCCCAGTGACATACAGAGTAGATTTGACGACGTGGTAGTTTCTGACCAGTGAAGTCAGCAGGTGAAGATAGTTCAAATGTAATTGCAGATTGGTTCTCTGCACTTTTACGAGTGATGTACCAGTTTTGCGTAAACTCCATTGTATCATCTGGATCATCACCATCAGGTAAGTATTCACGGAATGTAATATGCTCAGTTACTTTTGCACCGAACAAGTTTTGCAGAAGAAGACAGATTGCACTGATCGATCCATCAATGTTTGCTACATCAAGGCTTGGTTGTGGACTCTTACCTGTACCATCCCACTCAATACCTTGAAGTTGATAAGGCCACGCCGTATACTCTTCACCCTGCCAAACAATCTTCTTCGGTGGAATCTCATCAACTTGGTCAAGTTGAAACTGAGCTAACTCTTCTGATGTGTAATCAACATTGTAGTTATGGAATCGCAGGATAGACCCACCAAACGATGTGCAGTCAACCTCAATTAAACGTATTTTTGCACCTGCTTCAAGCTTCTGAAGTTTTTCTAGAATTGGTGTGTTAGCCATACATACTCCTTAAATTTTTGCTGCTGAATAACTCTTAACAAATGTAGCTGTGATAGTGTAAAGACCACCACCAATCTCAGTCGGTTTAGGATCGACACATGTGTATAGAGATACATCACCAAGAGGTGGTGTCCAAAAGAAACTCTTCCAACCTTGATGTTCATCAAAGAAGTTCATTATTTCTTTTGCTTCTTTCTTGTAGGCATGAACCGTGATCGCATATTGTTCAAGTCTTGTATTAACACCTTCCGTAGACGTTTGTTTATATCCGTCACCGAACTGTGAGGTGATGACCTGATATTCAAGTGTGGGTTGCACGTCTCTTTCTACTTTCCAATTGAAAGTTCTAATCATTTTACCGTCCTCCAAAATAAAAACAGGGAAGCCGAAGCCTCCCTGCAATGTTCACTATTCTACAACGATTTTCTTGTTTTTGTCAAGACCTTATATATTAACCTTTTGACAACTGACCACCCGGACGGGATTCAGTGTTGATTACTGAGTACACTTCAGTACGAACAAATGCACCAAGATCAGTACCGAATTGGTTCCATGCAGGCTCATCACTCTGCGACTTGCTACCACTTTCACTCACTTGAACACTAACGTTTACAATAGTGGCACTACTTCCACCACCACCACCGCCACCCAAAGCACGAATACCAAGGTCGCCATTACGAGTTCTAGCCAGAGGTACAATTGCTTCATCACCTGCTTCACCCATGATACCACGCGAACCATTAGCCATACCAAAAGACGTTGGACTAGATACAACAGAGTTCGTGAATGCACCACCGTTTGCAAACATCTGAGTACCACCAGACCACGCACCACCCTTCGCTTGGAAGTATTGGGATGAGTAACCAGCCTGAGATGCACCAAGTGTAGAGGATGTAGCACCAGCAGAACCAGCAGCAAATCCATTTGCACCGCCACCACCAAAGTACGTACTAGCAGCCGAAGCAGCAACACCAAGGATACCACTAAGGGCACCGGATGCAGCTTGACGGGCAGCAATCTTAGCCAAGTCAGCGAGAATGCTTGTAGTGAAAGAACGGAAGTTGAAAGTACCAGTTGTCACAAATGTCGCAAGTGCATCACCAGCAGATTCAAACGTACCGGTCAAAGCAGACTGAAGAGAACCAGCAAAATTCATACCGACATCTTGAGCATCTTCAATAGCAGCAGTGAAACCATTAGTCCAATCATAGTTAGCAGCTTGGATGTCTTTATCATTCTGGATGATTTGAGCAGCCAGTTCATTATGACTTTTCTCCAAGTCTTTCAACTTAGCAGCATACTCGGCAGGATCACCATTATCAGCCAATGCCTCAGACAGACGACGTTGTGCACGATTGAAAGAACGATCATTTGCACCAAGTGCCTGATTCACACCAGCTTGACGACTACCTCGACCAACACCATCAGCACTACGTGCACCCTGATCACTCAAAGATTCTAACTGAGCATCAAGAGAAGCTTTATATGCTGCGATGTTACGAGTACGAGTGGCAACACGACCATCTTCTTTTGACTGCAATTGATCAAGACGACGATCCAGAGTTTCAAGTGTTGTAACACGTTCTGTTTCAGCGCGCGTTAGTTGGTTAGAAAGCGATACGGTCTGAGCATTAGAGTTACCCTTACGTTCCTGAAGTGCTTTGATTGCAACTTCTTGTGAATTAAAGGAATCTTCTACAGCTTTACGTTGTGCTTCAAGAATTGCTTTCTGAGAATAATAAGTAGCTTGCTCAGAAACAAGACCAGCTTCACCAATCGAGGTAACCCGCTTATAGTGGTTTTCATACTCGTTCTGAATAATCTTCAGATCACTACGAACTTCCTGTACATTAGTTGTATCAAGAGCACCTGCTGGTTTATTAGCCTTCTTCGCAGCCTGTTCTTTTGCTTCATCTAAACGACGTTGTGCACCGGAACGGTTTACATCAATTAACTTTTGCTCTTCAGCCGTAACCTGACGGTTAGCAGCAGCAGCACCTTGCTTGATACGAATTGCATCACGCTCAACTAGGTTCAATGCCTCTTGAGCACGTGCTACGGAATCAAGATACAGACTACGGTTACCCTCAAGTCGAGAAGTAGCGCTAACAGCAAGTTGACGATTACGCTCAGTCTGTGCTTCTTGCTCAGCACCGTAGTTTTCATACTCAATACGTGTACGCAGTGCTTGAATTTCTTTATCAATGTCAGCAACACGTTTTGAAGTACCCTCATCAGGACCAATACCGATTAAAGCACGAGTCTTATTAGGTAACTCAGCGTTTTCACGTTGACGATACAATTCTTTCAAACGATCGGCAGTTGTATCAACACGACCTAACTTGAAGAACTCATCAATTACTTCAGATACACCATCTTTCAGACCCTTAAGTGTTTTACCAACAACGTTAAGTTGATCAACCATTCGTTGTGCAGCATTCTCAGTTGCCGTTGCCAACTCACCTTGTAACAATGTGGTGGCTTCAAACTCTTTACCAGCAAGGACCAATGCACCAGCCTGAGCTAACACAGAGGATGTAAGGAACTTGTACTTTTCATCAAGAGCAACGGCAGCTTTTACTGGGTCTTTACCAAGAGAAGCAAAGTCACCAATAATGTCTTTCAATGCAGTGCCTGTAGCACGTTGGAATGCAATAGCAGCAGTGGCTACTTGTTCAAATACATCACCAGAGATTTTACCACTAGCATTAATCAATGTAAGTGCTTCAGCAGCAATACGGGCAGTACCACGAACATCATCAAGACTGTCACGAAGTTGTGAGAACTTACTTGCTGAAACACCAGCAAAACCATTCGTTAGAATAGTTGATTGGTTGAATGCAATCAGTTCTTTTGCACCTTGTTGAGCAGCAACACCTAAACCTAACAATGCGCTACCAATAATAACTGTTGGATTCAACAAACTAACCAGACCAGTAGCCAAACCTTTCAGTGCAGGAACAACACCACCGAAAACGTCCTTCAACTGACCACCTTGTTGCAGCAATACAGTAAGAGGAGCTTGACCACCTTGCAGGGAAACCACGATATCCGTAATCTGTGCAGGAACTTGACGAAGTGCTTGTGCATCTTGCTTAGCCGAGTTACCACTTTTACGACTAGCATCTGCGCGACGTTCAATTTCTTTACGCTCAGCAGCAATAGCTTCAGTAGCTGCTTTATGTTGTGCAATCTGTTGTTCACCAATTACACGACCTTGTGCTTGAGCCGCTTGCAATGCCTTCTCAGCCTCGGCTAAGTTACGCAATTGAGAGTTATATGGAAGCAGTCGGTCAATAGCAGCTTGATACCTAGCAGCCTGACTCTGTTCACTGTTTGGTTGAGCAGCACGTACAGCATCAAGTGCCTGACGTTGATCACCCAAAGCTTTGTTAAACTGTTGAATATTCAGTTGACCAGATTGTAAACCAGCAGAAAGAACACGGATACCTTCATTGTAAGAAGCCTGTGCACGTTGCAGTGGATCATATGCACTTGTTACGTTGAACAGTTCACGTGCGAAGCGAGCTTCAGCAGCAGTGTTACTATTTGCCGCAACAATAGCCTGATCACGACGTGTAGAAATCTGAGTAAGCTTTGTATTGTACTGGTCAGCAGTCAATGCACCAAGACGAAGACCGTCATTGAGTACAGCCAATGCACGAGTGTATTGAATTTCAGCACGCTCAGCACGACCAAGTGTTGCTGTTACCGAGTCGATCTTAGAACGAACTTGATCAATCTCACGACTTTGGTCACGTGTAGCAAGTGCTTCATCACGCTTAGCAGCAGCTAGTTTTACATAACTATCATACTCAGCAGAAGAGATTGAAGGAACAACTGGACCATTTGCACCTGTACCAGAACGAGCACGGTTGAGCTGTTCAATTGTACGGTTATATTCTTGCTGAGCTTTAATCTGAGCAGACAAACCATTAAGGGTTGCACTCAACTCACGCTCAGCACGAGCAGAAGCTCGTGCAGCCAATGCTTCGTTAGATTGAATAGCACGAGCTTGGGCTTCTAGACGGCGTTGCTCAGCGGTTGCAGCAGCTTCTTTAGCACGTTGTTCACGAAGAGCCTGACCAGCAAGACGATCTAGTGCGTTACCTTGACGGTTTACCAGATTAATGTTTGTGTCAATAACTTGGTTGAGTCGATCATACTCAGCCGGGTTTGTAGTCTTCAAATCAGAAGAGTTAAGTGCCTTGCGTTGTTCCTCAAGTGCTTTCAACTTCTTAGTTTGGTTATCAATTGCAGAAGACAGGTCATTGACTGGTTTAGTACCACCACCCCCACCGCCGCCACCGGGACTGCCACCGCCTGAATTGAGAGCATCAGCAGCAGCCTTTTGGTCACGGAATGCACGAGTTACTTTAGCCGAAGCATCAGCAAGAAGTGTAAGTGTTTCAGCACCTGTCTTTGCTTGTGTAGAGTCTACGTTAATCTGTAACTCAGCTAATGTCGCCATCTTTTTGATTCTCCCTCATAGTGATGAGTGCTTCGTTCTCCATCACTTGTAGATCAGGAAACATCGCGTTCAGGTCTTTGTTTTTAATTCCAAGCGATTTTGCTACCATAGGAATTACATTGTAATCCAAACCAGTAGCACCGCTCATACCTACTCTCCATTGTGTCCCAAGGGCATTGAAGAGAGTAAATGAATGCCAGTTGATTGCCCAGACTTCAACAATTTCATCTGGGATTTCCTCAAGTTTCAAACCGAACAAACCCGCTTGGTGTTTGTTGGTGTCATTGGCATACAAGGCATGAACAGCGCAGATTAGTTTCCCTGACGTGCCCGAGTGTATGCTTCGTTATATTGTTCAATGATTGCCTCAGTAACAGACACAGAACTCTCAATCAGTTCCTCAATGTTCTCATCGCTGAATTCATCACTGAAACCCCAACCAAGAACAATGTCTTTGATTTGTTTAACTTGCATTTCAATTTCACGCTCTGCCCAATCAGCAAGGCTGAAACCATTACCAGCTTCGTCAGCTTTCTCAGCTTCATTAATTAGATTAGCACCTTCTTTCTTCCACTCGTCAAACATACGAGCCAGTGCTTTACGGGACATTACTTTGAACTCGAAGGTAACATTCAGTGGCTCACCGCCAACACGTGGAATCTTAACTGGAGCTTTGAAGGTTTCGTTCATTTGTACTTTAAAAGATTTTGCCATGATATAACTTCTCCTCAGAAATAAAAATGCCCTCACCGTTGAAGGCAAGGGCATTGAAGCACTTGCGTGCGTTACGTGTTACTACTTATACGCCACTGTAACGAGTTACACGACCTTGTTGGGCCAGAGTAATAGTACGAACCATCAACTGGTTACGAGTCAACGACGGGGTGTTGGTAATCGATGCAATCGAGTTGTACAGGATGATATCACCGTTAACCAAGTTCAGACGCTGAATACGCTCTTCTTTCAGTTCGTCAGCAGATTCAACAACAGCAACATACGGTTGCGAAGGGTCATCAGCTACAGTCAGAGTCAGAGTCGATGGCGACTTAGTAGTTGGGATTTGGCGATCTTCATCTTCTTCAAGGAAGCCGAACTGGTAGAACTGTTGCTCACCACCGGAACTTGCTACTTCAGTGATTTGTGGGATGTTTACCCATGCATCTACTTTCTTCAGGCTACCAGCAGAAACACCGCTTGGGTACGATTGGGTAGACAGAGTGTTAACACCCAGCAGAACAACAGTAGAACCAGTAATAGCACCTACTTTAAAAGCACGACCGGTCAACTTAACCCAGCCAGATTGAACAACAACAATATCGCCTTCAGCCAGATCACCAACAGAAGCCAGAGTGGCGACAGCAGGGTTAGCATTGGAGATAGAAGTGATAGTCAGGTCTTCGCCATATACAGAAGCGAAGTCGAAGGTGGAACCGTTAGGCAAACGAAAAGCCATGATGTAATCCTCTTATGTTAGTGGTTGAAGCAAATCTAATTCTGTGTACTTGTCAGAACGATATTCGAAGTAGGCATGTTGTACCCATTGAATACCTTTCTGTTGACCATCATTGGTCTTGATAGGGCTAGTCACTTGAACCGTAAAACCATTGTCAGCCGTATACACTTTGTTAATTTTGAAAGTGTCTTGTAGTCCGTCAATGATGTCCTCAGCACGAGTACACCCAGTTCCATACTTTGTAACAATTGTCATTTGGAACATTCCGATGTAACCAGTATGATCACCAGACAATGTATCTGAGAATGTATCAGCAGGAATCAAATGCGTTGCGATATACTCATCCGGCTTCTGTTCAGCAGGATCAGTTTCAATACGCTTCTTGCGAACACACTTTGTAACGTTATCCAGATACACTGGAATGTCAGTTGGTTCTGCATATGTCAGCAGTGCATCGGAGAACAACTTTCGAATTCGTGCATGACTCATTCTCTTCTCCTTATGCGTTCAATCTAATTGCATCATCAACAATACGACGGAACCTCATCTCAGTAACACGAACAACACCATCAGGAGCTTGTTTCGAACTACCATATTCAAGATCATTACCATAAAGTAGATGGTTCTGAATATAGGCAACTTGACCAGCAGTGAATCGATTAGCTGTTGCTGAAATGTCAGAGATCGTGGCATAACCGTCAGGGTCTTGACGCGTTAGAGAGGCGTTAGTACCGGCACCGATAGACAGTTGCCAGTTACCTTTAAAACGTCCTGTATCCACCGGAGAGAGCGTCACAAGTGTACGTCCAATCTGTATCACGATGGTTTGTAGAACATCGTCAATCTTTTTATCAGTCTCTTCAATGAACCTTGTGATTTGATCTTCGAAACTAACCATATCTCACCTGCAATTTCCAACCACAATCAATTCCGTTGTCGTTGAAAGGGGATATGTTGACTACCCGTACCTGCTTGTCAATGAATAAGAACTCATCATTGATTTGCGGTCTAGGCATTTCCTCACCGGTGATTTGAACCGGAGATAGATAAATTTGGAAGTCACCATATTCGATGGCTTCATTCTTGTAAGCATATTCAGAGTAGTTAACACGAACACCAGAACCGGTAAGAACAGTTTCAATGATCGGCGTTACACCACCTGACACTCGGTCATATTCACCACCAGACTTAGTAGTGAACTTTACTGGAACACCTTTACCTTTCGGTTGAGGGCCAAGTTGGCGAATGACCATTGCTCTCATTCGGTTATGGAATCCAGACATCAGCAACAGTCTCCTTGGAATGTACGATACCTAAGCCACTTAGAGTCACAACGTTGAAAGTCCAGAAGCTTATTCTTGTCTCGTTGATCTTGACCAGCGAACCAAGGCATAAGTGCAGCAGGTGGAACTTTACCAGCAGTGCTAATCAGATAATCTAACAGCTTCAAGTAGTTGTTACTTGACGAACTGGAAATCTGTAGCTCACCAATCACTTCACGCGAACTCTCACCAGACACTAGGTATGCAGCAGAGATAGCAGCAGTAACGGCAGCACGGTTAACATCACCACGAGCAGCTTTCAGGAATTGCTTATATTGAGCTTCAGTGAACATCGGGTAGTATGGACCACCTTCAATATCACCAATCATAAGGGCTAGGAGTGAAATCTTATCAGCTATAATTTGCTCTTCTTCCGTAAGGATTGGAGTTGATGGCTCAAGCGGAATAAGTGGAATATCTTCTTCATCCATTATCAATCTCCTCAAACAACAAGGGGCTAGCTAGAAAGCCAGCCCCATGAAGTATTACTCTTAGTTGAAGGTTACATCGAAAACAGCCGCTGGGTAGATCAGGCCGTTCATGAAGTTGGAACCAACCTTCATTTGGATCAGGTCATCTTCGTCGTTCAGACGTTCGAAGTAGTAACGACCAGCAGCACGCTTGTTGATTGCGCTGAAGGTGTTAGCTGGAGCGTAGTAAGTCTTGAACATACCACGAACACCTGTTGGAACTGCAACTGCTTTATCAGCAGCGATCCATGGCTGGAAGTCACCAGCAGCATCTTCATAACCACCAGTGCCTGCGTCGATGAACACCAAGCCCCACAGGGATACAGTACGGAAGTTTGCATCGTAACCAGCAGCCTGATCAGGGGTCTTCAGCAGGAGCTTGTTCAGGTCTTGAGCGAAGTATTTAACAGCCTCAGTCACGAACGGGTTAGTGTAAACAGCGTCGAAGAAATCAGTACCGCACAGGAGAACCAGTTGACGGTAGTTACCACCCGAGGAACTATTACGCAGTGCTTCACGCATTGCACGAACCAGATTAGAGCAAGCGATACGTGGATCGTTCGAGCCGGTCAGGTTCAGGTTCATGGTCTGACGAGTAACACCCATCTCTTGGTAGAAGTCAACAGTGTCACCATAGGAAGTTGCCAGAGTGCCGGTTGGGGCATAGACAGTACCTTTGGTCAGCAACTGCATACGAGCAACGTCTTGAGTCAGGTCAAAAGCGTTGTTCATGTAGGTCAGTTTTTCCAGACGAACGTTGGTTACTTCTTCCAGAACAGCAGCTTCTTGGATCGAGCTAACTTGTGCAACACCATCAACGTCTTGTGGCTTGATCGCATCTTGCAGTTCAAAGTTAGGAATCTTGATTTGAATGAAACCTTTGACTGGCTTCGAAACCATGGTGTCAGCTTTGGCTTCCCAGTTCTTATCTTTGATCAGATGGTTGCTGTAGCTGGTACGTTGAATTTCGATTTTCTTCTGAGTAACGAAGACTTCTTCGAACAGACCCAGTGCTTCGATGATCGAAATATTACGAGGCAGTTCGACAAGGATGTCGGTCAGTTCAACGTATTTACCTTGCGACAGGCGATCAATGTTTTTATCGATAATCAGAGACATTATATTCTTTCCTTTTGTTTAGTGAAGGGACCATTCGCGGTCCCTATTTCAAAATTTGAAACGAAGCTTATACAGCTTTGTAATCAGAAACATCTTCCAGAACCAGCAGACCTTGAGCAGTCAGAAGTTTCAGCAACTTGGCATAATCAGCGGCACCAAGTGCAGTTGCATAGTTTTTCTTGATGTAGAACTCTTTGAAAGCGGCACTGCGAACAATACCGACAGCGTTGAACTGACCAGCTTTAATTGCCTTCGGAGTGAAGTCATAAGCGAACGAGTGATGATCACCAAAGACAACTGCGAACTCATTGGTATCAACTACATCAGTACCAGCGGTGATTACTTTGTAAGGAGCAGCAGCAGTACCACCTTTAGCACGAGCAACAATGGCACCCAGTGGCAGAACACCAGCAGGGGTAATATTGATGTCTTCATTGCTGAAGTGGAAATCTTTGTGATCGATTACCAGATCAGAAGCGTACTTCAGCAGTTTAATTTCTTTGAAAGCCATGGTTTGTATCCTCTAATAAAAGTTGTGATTAACGACGTGCAGCGTTAGCGCGTGCAGCTTCAATGCTTGCAACACGAATAGCGTCAGCAGTGGATACAGGACCGTCTTCTTCTTCAGCACCATCCTCACCTACAGCAACGAAACTCGCAGCACGAGCATCTTTAGCAGCACCCAGTTGACCGACCATAAAGCTAAACGAAGCTTCGTCCAGAGCAGACATATTGGTCATGTAAGATTCAAGCTCAGTCTCAGGAACTACTTCAGCCAGAGCGGCCTTACGTTGAGCCAGAGCGGCTTCGGCAGCAGCTTGTGCAGCGTCAGCTTGTGCTTGTTTAAAGCCTTCCAGTTGGGAAGTCAGTGAAGCAACAAGATCAGTTTGTGCGGTAAGCTTTTGAGTGAATTCCAAAACGGCAGCATCAGCACTTACACGAGCTTCGGTTTCTGCACTCAGAAGTGCTTCTAGTTCTTGGAGCTTAGCCATTTCTGTCTTATCCTCACGGTTCATAAATTTCAAGGCACCTTTCATGGTGTTCCCTCCTTTGTTGTTTGCATCAGCAGCATCAGCTACATAGTCATAGAACTCTTCAACAGTCATTACCGAATCGGCAAGTCCAAGTTCAAGAGCTTCGTTTGCCATAAATACATTGGCTTGTGTGTCTTTCACGGCTTTGATATCAAGTCCACGATGAGTAGCAACATGACTTGTAAACCCGTCATAGAGAACATCTACTTGAGTTTGAAGTCGCTCTTTGAAAGAGTCAGTAAACGAACCATCAGCAGCGAAAGGAACTTTGTCTTCACCTGCTGTAATAAATGTACGTTCAATGCCATTCATTTCGAGTTGTTTGCTATTGTTCATCAACTGGATCAGTACACCAATACTTCCGACTTGACTATCCGAGGACATAACAATCTCATCAGCAATACAGGAGATACCGTAAGCAGCAGAAGCTGACATACCATCAACATAAGCAATGATCTTGATACCGTTATCGTCAGCAAGTTTGCGAAGGTAGTTTGCACTATCCATCATGCCGTGTGCTTCGCCACCACCAGAGTTAACCATCATTACAACAGTCTTTGCTCCTTCTTCAACGAAGTATTCCATTTGACCTTTCAACATCTCGTAAGATGTACCACCACACAGAGCTTCCCAGCCGGATGTGCGATAAGTCAGAGGACCGTCAATATACATAACACCGGTTGCAGTGTCAGATACATAAGTTGGACCACCGAAGTCATCCGATTTTGCTTCAGGGGTTACGTCAACAACGTTCCCTTCGATTCGCGAGTTAACATATTCCATAATGCTATCGAAAGAACTTTGTTCAATCAGATGCGGAGTGTTAACTAGCGAACCTTTGATACGAGCGAGTGAATGTGCCATTATTTAAGTTCCTTTATTAGCTGTGTTTGGATCACCGTTAGCACCTGTGCCGTCTCCATTGCTACCCGGAAGTCCAGACTTCAAACCACCACCAGACTCAGAGGTAAAGTTCGTCATCATTTCTCTCAGCTTCTCAGGAGGAGTGTCATCAGGAACACGATAATCAATGCCGACGCGAGCGAGGACAAAGTTAACAACTTCAGGAACCAATGGAATCAATCCAGTTGCTGCTGTCTTTTGCAAGTAACTACCAACACTGTCTAGCGTCTCGCTGTTAGGCAGATCGAAGTCAAAGAATGGCATAATCTCAGTGGACCAACCGTTCTGTTCAAACAACGTCTTAACCAGCTTGTGATTCAACTGATCTTTGATTTCGTTCAAACGACTCTTAACGGCCAACTCCATAATACTAACTTTGGATTCAGCAAGTGAGTAGCTACCACCGCTACCACCACCAAGAGACAATACGTCGGCAAACAAAGCAACTTGAATTGCTCGAATGTATCTGTTGATAATTGCGTTTACATCATAGGACTTCTGACCAGAGATGTTCTTAATCTCAAAGTCAAACATCTTGTTACCTTCGTTATCCGTGAGCATTGGCAGGATGAACCCACTCTGCTTGGCTTGGTGTGCACGTTCCATCATGCGGGTATACATCTCGAAAGATGCAGCACGATCAGCGTCACGATCCTCAGTAAGATACTCAGGCGGAAGATAAAGGATTTTGAATGCGTTGTTGTCTTGAGCAACGCCAATTGCTTCAGACTCTTGATATGCAAGTTTCATCTTCCAAGGCTGCCATGCAGAAACCAGTGGGGATGTACCAGCAGGACTATCGTTTTGTGGGTTGTGTCGGAAGTGCAAGCATTTCTTAATCGGGATGTACTTAACACCAACACCATCACTGTTGTTAGTTACTTGTTCAACTTCCCAACCACCACGAAGAACTTTACGTTCACTCGGTAGAATCACACGCTGGTCGAAACCATCAATCTCACGACCTTTGTTCTTCCAATACCACTCAACAACTGTACCTTGACTACGACCAGCCAGTGCTTCAATACCAACAAGACCGTCGTTATACTTGCTACCATATTTTGTATTTCGGAAGCGGAACACCATTTCGAGAATGCTGAATCCGTAACGGTTGAATGTAGCAGCGGTTTTAATCGTCTGAATCCAACTATCACGCATGTCACCCATTACTTCAGTGAGATACTTCTGTTGTGCTCTAAGAAGAGCCTCGCTCTCTTTAGGAGCATCTTTAGGAATCTTAACACTCCATGTTGCTTCAGCAACTTTACCCTCTACAAACTCAAGTGCAGGGGCGATAGTGTCATCCGCTGACATCTTCTTGAATGTTTTAAAAGCTCGTGGCCATCGTAGCTCATGGGAGCAGTCATCAAAGACTTGACCGCCCAGAGTGATAAGACCTGTGTAACCTGTCTCGCCGTATACGATTGCTGGAGCCTTTTCGTCTCCCTGCGTCAAGGAGATTGTACTTTCTGCTACGTCTGCCATTAGGCATTCTCCTTAACTCAAAGGTGAGCGATTTGTTAGGTTGACAGAGCTAAGCGCTCGTGCCATATTAGGGATGACGGTTCGTTGAGCCAAGATCGATGTGGCGTCAGAGATGGCGTCTACACAGTCATCGTGACCTGATTCGCCGCTACGCTTCTTGCCAGTGAAACCTTCCAATTCCCGATAAAGGAAACTGTTGTTGCTATCAATGTTGTTCTCAAGATCAGTTGCACACCCTTTAAGGAACTGCACATGACCGTTCATAGCAAGAGACGAGAAAGGACGGAATCGATCCAGTTTGGACTGAGTTGCTTTCATTGTTCTTACACGATATCCTTGTTCCGACAACGAGCGAGTCAAAAGGCTTGTTGCAACCTTTGCGCTAGCACCGGGATCGAGTGGGATAATAATCTCGCAATCACGACCATCTTGTTGAGCATTCTCAACAATGAACTTTTCCCAGTCACCGAACAGGATGCGACATCTACGAACATCATGAACGAAGTAATTACCGTTCTTCAATTTGCTAATCTTTGCACATGCTGTATAGTCAGGACTTGGGTTACCAGAAGACTTTAATGTACCGGCGAAGTCATATGCACGAACAGTACGAACAATCTCAGAAGCTGGTGGCTCTGTTAGAGCTTCTTCACCACACCATGAACGCTGGAAGTAGGTCGAGCCTTCTTCACGTGCTGTCCAGTCTCCGAGGAGCAGACGACGCATCTCAACTTCAGGTAGTGCTTCAAGGTTCGACTTGTATTCAGGCTGCATCTTCATTAGCGTTGGGTTATCAACAAGAGTACCCAGCAACACTTGAAACGCAATTGGATTAACTTCTGCATCCGGCCTGCTGTACTTATCAACTAACTCTTCACGAGTGTCGCCCCATACCATGTCACCACCAATACGAAGACAGTAACGAATAACACCGTTCTTATCTGGATCAGCAATACCATGTTGAGGATGACCTTCTGGATACAACCACCACTTCACCCAATCAAACAAGAAGCTGTCAGGATCAGGGTTGCAGGATAACCAGATTGAAGGGTTAAGATCAGCAGCAGTACGAAGTCGAGACACCAACCACCAGATATGTTCCTCACTGGCGTGTGTCGCTTCGTCATAGAAAACGTTTGAGAGTTGAAGACCTTGATACTGTTGTCCGGCTGCATCGTTCTCATAGTGAGAGAATGTTACCGAAGCACCAGAAGGGAAAACCAGTTTCTGATCTTTCCATTTGATCTTCAAGTCGGGGAATACTTTCTGATACAGTGCGATTGCTTCTTGGAACAAACCGCCTGCTTTCATAAGTGTGGTACTGTTCTTTCGAATACAGTAACCATTGTAATTTGGATCATGCGCCCAACGTAAGTGACGCATCAAACCGACATAACTCTTAGAGCTACCGGCTGCACCACCAACTACCAGAATCTTTGCATTTGATTTCAGGTACTTCTCTTGGAAGGGGGATTGTGGACGCACCATCTGGACTTCATGCTTAGTTTCCATTGGTGTTCTCCGGGGAGACAATTTCTTATCTCCCTATAAGTGACCATATTAAAGGATAATCGTTTATTTGTCAAGAGGCTTATGCAAATTTAGCAAGATATTCTTTAATCATTTTATCTTTACCGCGACCAACTACACCAACTTCCTTACAAACAGCACGGAACTCAGTTTCAAAGTCCATTTCCAATAGCTGTTCTTTTGTATATGGGGCACCAGAAACATTAGAGTTATCTACTTTATCTTCGTCGCTATCCATTGAAAAGGTTGCAGCAATAGCAGCAGGTTTCGGATTGATAACTTCTTGGCAAGTATCAGCATGGAATACACGGATGCAAGCGCTGGTGTAAGGGGCTTCCTCTGCTTCCAGAATCATGCTCACACTGTGTGGGAAGCGCATTGCAGGGATAGTACCGGGTTTCATTACAGCACCCATATTGGCGAGCATGATAACGTTCTCGATCATGTTCATACCAAGGGAGTCGGAACTGGTTACGTGGATGTGATACTTGTTCATTGTTTATTCCTCAATTAAATGTTTGGTTGTCCATATCCATACTGAATGCACCAGTTGCAGTTGCTTCAGCGGATTGGTTTTCTTCAAGTTGGCGTGCGTCTTCAGCATTACCTTTATCACGAACACCAAGAATTGCCATCTCTTCACGCAGACAGGTGTTGTTTAGGGATTCGATCTTGTTGACAACAAACTTAGCCATGTCAACTTTCTCTTTAGTCATCTGAGTAGGTTCACCGGCACTATTCTTACCAGTCATACTAATACGCAGAATCTCTAGAGCATCAGGTTGTAACTCACAAAGTTTAGCAAGTTGCGTTCGCATTTTGGATCGTGGGTTTTTCTTTCCAGTTCCCTTTGGTCGTCCGGCAGGATTACCAGATATACCGGGTTGGAATCGGGTGTCTCGTTCTTCATGTAAAGGTGATTCACCCATATCTTCGTAATGGCTCATAATACCTCCGATATGTCAAGTGTTTCATTCTACTTGTAAATGTGTTATTTGTCAATACCATAAAGTACAGACGCAAAAAAGCCCCGCGATTAAGCGAGGCTTTTTGTAAAACTACAATTCCTTGTCGGGTAATTGTTTTGATTTGATGCTCGGTTCACGGTGCAGGTTACTTAGACCCGAATTTTTATCACTGACACATCAAATGGGCGCAGATGCAGGTCCTTTTAACCTAATCGTTTAAGAGTGTCCACCACTCTCTGCATAATCAATTTGATACTCGGTAGCTTAACATGACCGTACCGATAACTTTTACATGACATATCAGAATTTCAAGGTTACCTGTGAGGACTTTTACCCCAGTGCATTACGCTAGTTACAACGCAGAACCCTCACATTGTACTGTTGTCTTACTTGATCGTCACCAAGTCTTGTTTGGCAGTAGATGAGTGATTCGAACACTCGGAGCTTTTACACTCGACGGTTTAGCAAACCGTTACATTAAGCCACTCTGTCAATCTACTATATTGGCGGAAAGCAGAGGAGTCGAACCCCATCCACATAAGTAGAACCTAGTTTTCAAGACTAGTCGCAGGCCAACCCCGCTGCTTTACTTTCCATATCGCGTTTGCTGCCATTATTACCAAGCGGCTAAACCCTATGGGTACACGGCGAGGCTGGTACGATTACCTCATCTACTTAAAGACTAATAACCTTTTCAACAAATTGGTCACCCCTGAAGGACTCGAACCTTCGACTTCTCAGTTCCAAACCGAGCACTCTACCAACTGAGCTAAGAGGAGTTTTAATTGGTGGTTCATCTAGGACTCGAACCTAGGATGTATCAATGTGCCGGGTTACAGCCGGTCGTCTTCGCCGCTCGACGCAATGAACCATATTTATTTTAACAAGCGATATTCTCAAGCCTGTTTGAATTAGTACCGGGATATTTCAGTATGTACTAGTATTTAACTTCATATCCCTGTTGAGCTTACCTTATTCATTCCAAGTAACAGACGTATTCACGTAAGCAGGGAATCGAACCCTAATAAGTTATCTCACATAATGGGGCGTATACCCCGTTCGCTATTGTTGACTTAAGTCGAATAGCATTTCTACGAATTCGTGAAGCAGTTTAACGTCGTGTTCAGGACAACATTCAATAAAGCGCTTTAATCCACTAAGCTATCAGCCCTGTTAGGCGGGCCGTCCGAGACAAGGGACTTGAACCCAAGTTCTCTTTATCAAAAGTTTACTTACGAAACCACTTTACCGGAGTAAGGGTTTTTACCTTTCAGACCTTTGTTCGGATGGCCTTTCGACTTCTCCTTACTCTTTTCGATCTTGGTGTGTTCTTTTGTTGCATCGTAAAACTTAGTCATCTTTACAACTCCTTTCTCTCTTTAATGTTTGGCTCCCCCGACACGACTCGAACGTGTGACCACGGTATTAACAGTACCGCGCTCTACCAACTGAGCTACAGAGGAATATTTGTTTGGTGCGGGTACAGAGACTTGAACTCTGACAGACGACTTGGAAGGACGCCATGCTACCAATTACATCATACACGCTTTTCTTTGGTGGGCCAAGGCGGATTTGAACCGCTCCTTCTTCCTGTTATGAGCAGGTAGCTTTAACCGATTAAGCTATAAGCCCATTTACTTATTTGGCAGATCGACTCCGATTCGAACAGAGAATGCAAGGATTTGGAATCCCGCCGTTGACCAATTAAACATTACCGACCTGTATCTACTAATTTGTTGTTGTGATTCGGAAGGCCAATCCTCACTAACGTCGAATCACAACAAGCAATCCCGCACATCACCTGATTCCTTAGAGGAGAGGGCTAAGTACCAATTCATCAGTTTGGGAATGCTCTTTTGTCTGGATATACGGTCCATTATATAGAAACACTCCCATCCTGTCAAGACCTATTTTCAAATATCTGGCCTTTCATCTAAACCATCGTACTCTTCTTTAAACATTGTGACTCCTCCGCTTATAGCATGACGAACGTTCGGTCAAGCTTTCATGTGCATATTCAAACCGGAAGTTGCGACCTTCTGAATCTTCATCGACTGATAGCAAATCAATATCAGAATCTGATTCAAGCAGATCATTTACAGCTTCCAGTTCTTTCATTACGTCTTCGTAGCTATTGGGCTTATTCACATCTTGGTTTCCTTCTGTCGAGTTAATAGAGACTCACACTCTACACCCTTTTGTCGGAAATTGTCAAGACCTACTAACAACCCAGTTGACAGCAGCAGCAATTACATCGCCGTGACAAGCTTGCGGGGCACAGAAGCAACCCAGACGCTTCCCATGAAGTGCACGAAGGTCATCGGGAGTTACGAAACCCTCTTTCATCTGGTGCCATAAATATTCTTTGTACGCAGCGACAGCCTCTTCACGTGTCTCAACCTTGTGGCTGGCTTTTGTTTCAGGCATGTGGCTGAATGGGTTACCCCACTTGCTCCCGCGCCCAATATAAATATCGTATTCACTTTTGTATTTGTTCACTACCGTACACATAAATCACCATTGATCAAAGGAGCTACAAGGCTCGTCTAAGCCACTCATTGTGAATTCTGGGTCATGATCCACCTTGAACGTCAGAACGTCTCCTGAGTGTGTTGTGAAGCTTGCAGAACCGCATGTGGAGTCAGCCAACACAGCACCACCAAAGAAATCGTTATCACGCATCACAAAATTACCTCGCTTTCAGTTACAGAGAATTTATCCAGACCATTTCGCATCCGTTCAATAAGTCTGACATCAACTCCTTTCTCGGTCAACACCTTTTTACTATCTTCGAACCGATTCTGTTCTTCTGCCATATACCAATCTCGCAGGTATTCTGCTACCTCTTTGCGTACACACCGATGCAGAACAGTCATAGCGTGTGAGTCATGAAGGATTACATCGTAGGTGTAAATAATACCGTCGTTCATTTTCCTATCTCCATTTGTCGAATGCTGATCAGTTTAATGTTCTTCTTGATAATGTCAAGAACTACTTTATCATCAATCTGCATTTCGTTGCAGCAGCTACACTTATGCTGAACACTACCCAACATCTGATACATCTTACGCTTTACACCTTTCAATCTCTTAGCTGGAAGGCTGTACACAAACAAAATACTCAATGGTTCAATCACTTCATTTCTCCTATCTGGTCGATGTCGCTCATTCTACATGGTGTGTCAGTAAAGTCAATAGCTTTTTGTTTTATTTCTCTGCTTGTGTACACCCATAACATCTGTTAAAATAATATATTAAAGAATTACATATATCTAAAAGATATAATAATAGTAGTAAAGATAAAGAAAGAGATATAAAGATAACGTAGTGTTATCACACTACAAGAAAGAGCAGAAGCAAGATCAAGATCAAAAGCTCTTGAACTGCATTATACGGATGTGTACGCATTCTGTCAAGAGGCAAAAACCTATCGATTGGTGAAAGCTGATAGAAAATATCAATTGACAAGGGTGTTGAACCTGATAGAATGGACCACATCAACCAACAGGAGAGTCATCATGCAAGTCATTCAATTCATCAAGGAACACGGTCTGGAAGCACTGACTGAGCAGTTCGCAATCAGTGTCAAGAAGGTGGACGACCTACTGGTCCTCAACTACAACCAAATCGATAGCCCAAAGACACACCCAATCGTGATCGAATGCCGTAGCCTCATTCTGGAAGCCAAGACACTCAAGGTTGTAAGCCGATCCTTTGATCGGTTCTTCAATCACGGCGAAGCACTGAATGTAATGCCTGAGATTGACTGGAGCCTTGCTGTAGCTTACGAAAAGGTTGATGGTAGCCTGATTAAGATTTATAACCATAAAGGTCACTGGTGCGTTTCTACGAAGGGTACACCTTATGCAGACAGTGATTGCATGGGTTACGGAATCACTTTCTTCGAACTAGTACTCAAAGCTCTTGGCTGCAAAGATGATGCTGAGTTCCAAACTCTTTGCAAGATGTCTGACCTGTGGCACTCATTCACATATATCTTCGAACTGACATCTGCTGAAAACCGTGTTGTAAAGCGTTATGAAGGCTACAAATTGCATTACTTGGCTACTCGTGATAATCCAAGTGGTCGCTATGTGAGTGATACTGAAAAAGATCGTGCATTAGCTCTTGGTGCACTTGAAATTGAAGAATATCGCTTCAACACAGTTGATGAGTGTATGCGTACTTCTCGTGAATTGAAAAACCTTGATGAAGGATATGTTATTTATCAAGGTGGTGTTCCTATTGCAAAAGTGAAATCACCAGCGTATGTTGCCGTGCATCACATTCGCGGTGAAGGCTTGAACCCAAAACGGATCATGCAATTGGTTTTGGTGAATGAGCAGGATGAATACCTTCAGTATTTTCCAGATGACCGTGTTGTTATGGAGCCATATATTAAAGCTAAAAAAATCCTTGACTTGACTATCTTGGGTACTTACAATGGAATCAAGCACATCGAAGATCAAAAGGACTTCGCTCGCCAAGCAGGTGTAATGCCATTCAAAGCGGCGTTGTTCCAAGCTCGACAAAAGAACATCTGTGCAATTCAGGCTTTCAACGATCAACGTGAAATTTATAAAATGGAAATTCTCAAGGGGTATGTCGTAAAATGAAAGGTTTCGCCAAGGTTGAAAAAGCTGATTTGCTAGCTACAACAGATGGTTATGTTCTGGTCGATGACAAAATGGCCAGCGTAATTGTGAAATACAAAATATATTTGGAGAAAGTGTAATGCGTGCAATTATTACAGTAGGTGTACCAGCTTCAGGCAAAACAACCTTTGCAAACGAAATGGTTAGCAAGTTTGGATTCCGTGATATCAATCGGGACTTCATCCGATTCAATCTGGTAAAGCCCGGTTCCACTTGGGCAACCTACAAGTTCAACAAGGCAAATGAACGTGCTGTTGACGATATCCACGGCAAAATGATTATGGAGTCTTGGGAAAACGAAGAAGACATCATCATTTCGGATACCAACCTTAACACCAAACGTCGTCGTGTATTGATTGAACGCCTACAAGACTTGGGTTATGATGTTGAAGTTAAGCCGTTCGAAATCAGTCGTAAAGAAGCACTGAAGCGTGATAACCTTCGTGCGAATGGTGTTGGTCATGATATCATCTATCGAATGATGCAGAAATGGAACGAGTTCGTCGGTCGGCTTACGTACACACCAGATACATCGTTGCAGAAAGCAGTCATCTTCGACGTTGACGGCACAATTGCTGAGATGAATGGTCGTGGTCCTTTTGAATGGCATCGTGTTGGTGAGGATAAACCTCGTGAAATGATTATCAAAATGCTTCAGGGTTATGCAAACCTTGGATTCCATATCATTATCTGCTCAGGTCGATCTGATGAATGTTTCAAAGAAACAGCAGAATGGCTTGACAAATATGTAGGATTGAATTACTGGGACAAGCTTTACATGCGTAAGGCTGGTGACTATCGGAAAGATACCGAAATTAAAGAGGAAATCTTCTGGACACACCTCGCAGATAAGTATAACATCGTGGCTTGTGTTGATGACCGACCAATGATGATTCGGCTTTGGCATGAACTGAAAATCGAAAACGTGATCGCAGTAGCCGATCCATACATTGAATTTTAAGGAGAAACAAAATATGAGCAAATCAAGTCTGAAATTTAAAGCAGGTGATACAGTTTGCATTATTGACGACACAACATTTCATGGCTTCGAAATCGGTAGCTTCATAACTATCGAAAGTATTAAAGACTGGGATAATGGTTTCTTTAGTTATGAAGCTATTGATAAAGATGGTGACTGTATGCTATTTGACGATGACGACTGCTCAGCAATCCAAGGAGTACTTCAATGATTAAGTATAAAACAGGTAATATCCAAACGACAGTTCGTCAGTGGACCTTTCCAGACGGTTGTGTAGGCATCGACCTGCAACTTGGAAGTCAGCAAGTTGATTTCCTTTGCGCTGAAGTGCATGTGACTTGCATCTTTGGTAGCGAAGGGTTTACAATCAATGACGACATCATTGCACTGGCATTCGTTCGTGATGCATTGCGGACTCAATATCCGATTGCAAATATCCATCTGAGCCTACCATACATTCCATATGCTCGCCAAGATCGAGCCTGTAACCCCGGTGAGGCTGCTAGCTTGAAAGTAATCGGTAACATGATCAACGGTATGGGTTTCGCTACTGTGCGTTGTGTAGACGCTCACAGCATGGTTGCAGGGGCATGTATTGACCGACTTTATGTCGAGGATCAGTATTCTGTATTCAGTGGTGTGCGTCAGAGCTTCCGTGAAACGTATATCGTTGCTCCCGATCAAGGTGCAAGCAAGAAGTGTGAAGACTTTGCAAAGCGTGTTGGTGCGGCTGGTGTTATCACTTGCGCAAAGAACCGTGACCTGAAGACCGGTAAAATCATTGGCTTCCGTGTAATTGATGACGTTCCACCAAATGCAGACCTTCTGGTTCTGGATGATTTGTGTGACGCTGGTGGTACTTTTATTGCTGTAGCTACTGAGCTACGCAAGCATGAACCTGCACGTCTGGACTTGGCTATCACACATGGTCTGTTCACGAAAGGTGTTGGTATTGTCAAGGATCATTTCGACAAAGTTTTCACAACAAATAGCTACAACAGCAATAAAAATGGTGCGATTGTTATTGACTTGGGTTAATCACTCAGGCACAATGGCTTCACATTAACGAAACAGGAATATGACATGAAAGTCCGCTGCATTGAGAAATCGACACCACGTTCTGACGGTGTACAAGGTCAACCAATTGGTTTGACAATCGGGAAAACGTACAAGGTTGCTGAAGTTCTTATCGGTGGACGATCTAATCAATATTCAATCATCAATGATGACTTTAAGATTGCACGATACAGTCAGTGTCGTTTTGAAGTTGTCTGCGATGAGCCAGTGAAAGGTTTACGTGATGCGTTTAACTGGTTGACAACTGAACTTCGTTCACGTATAAAAGAACTTGAAAGTAATCAATACTAGGAGAAAGACATGAGCATTACATTGCGTTTAGATACAACTGGTTTGCGTAAAATGATCGAAGACAACCCTGAGTTCAAGATCGAGATTCAAAAAGGTGTGCTTGACAACATTAACTCAGATAACATTGAACAAGCAGTTCGTACAAAGATTGAAATTGTACTTCGAAGCATGTGTAAGGAAGAGGGTAACTACTATAACAAAAAGTATACAATTACGGATGCTAAACTTATCGAAGCAATGAGGCTTATTGTAGAACAACAGGTTGTTGAACTTTCTGAAACTGCAATCAAAAATAATATTGCTGATATTATTAGCGGCATTGCATTAGAACTACGTCGTGATATGAAAGCTAATCTAAAGGCAAGCATTCTTGAAGTAATGACGCCTGAGCTTGCTAAAGAAATCCTCATTGCAAAACTTGTATAAGGAGAAACACATGAAACTTTTCGCAGCCTTTCTGTCTGATGGTTACAAACTGGGTCACCCTGACATGTACGCAGATGGTACTGAAGTCGTATCTTCTAACCTTACGCCACGTGGTGACAAGATTTATCGCAGGTCGTGCACTCGTTACTATGACGGTAAGCTCACTGTAATCGGTCACGCTGGTGCAATCCAAGAAATCGTTGAGATGTGGGACGACTTCTTCAAGATGGATCGAGGTATTGCAATCGCTCGATTCAAACTGCTGTGCGACCATTACTTTGGTTACGATGTAATCACAACTGACCGTCTTGCATTGCTTCACAAGTTGGGTTATCTTCCTCTGGAGATTCGTACTCTCGACGAAGGTAGTAAAGTCAACATGGGCGTTCCAGTTCTGACAATCCGTAACACCATTTATCATGCGTTTTGGTTGGTGAACTTCATTGAAACCGTAATCAGCAACTTGACTTGGAAACCGTCTACCGCTGCAACCATCGCTCAGGAATATCGTGCGATGCTGACTGACTTTGCAATCCGTACTGGTACTCCGCTTGATGTTGTAAATATTCAGGCTCACAACTTTGCTGATCGTGGTATGTCCGGTTTCGAAGACGCAGCACGTACTGGTTTCGGTCACGCTGCAAGCTTCCTCGGTTCTGATTCGTTGGGTACGGTTATGTACGCTCAACAATACTATCGTGCCGGTAACTTTGTTTCCTGCTCGGTTCCGGCAACGGAACACGCTGTATCTACTAGCAACATTCTGCGAATTGAGAATGAGATTTATGATGGTACTTACAAATTTAAGAATGAAGAACATACTCAAATTTTTGTAAACATGAATGTAGTTGGTGGTGATCTGCGACTTATCGCTGAAATCATGTTCATGTACGAACTGATGCTGAAGTTTCCAGTTGGTATCCTATCGTATGTAGCTGATAGCTTTGACTTCTACGGTCTGATTTCTCGTGGTTTGCCATACCTGAAAGATGTAATCCTGCGACGTGAATCGAACGGTGTAACTCCCGGTCGTCTGGTTATTCGTCCTGATTCGGGTGATCCATTGACAGTTCTGTGTGGTGTCAAGGTTCATGATATGCCTCATAGCACTCAGTCTTTTATTGATGAATGTGATGAAGCATACGATAGTCTTTCTGACATTGCCGACGGATACAACAACGGTAAGGAGGAAGAAACTTTCTACATTCGAACTACAGATGGTGATGTTATTGAAGTTCACGCTTCGTATGAATATGAGCGTTACTATAATACTTGGTCCTATACTGGCTGTTCTGCACGTGTTGTTGAGTTGACCGTTGAACAACGTGGTGCAATCGATGTACTCGGTGAAATCTTTGGCTTTGACCTGACTCCAACTGGTCACAAGCTGTTGAATGACCACATTGGTCTGATTTACGGTGACTCGATTACCACAACTCGCTGCCTGAGTATTCTGGAACGCATGGATGAGATGGGTTTTGCATCCGGTTGTGCAATGTTCGGTATTGGTAGCTACACTTATCAGTGTGTGACTCGTGATACCTTTGGTTTCGCAGTCAAGGCAACATACACTCGTGTTAACGGTAAGTGCATTCCGATCTTCAAAGACCCGAAGACCGATAGCTCCAAGAAGTCTGCAAAAGGTCTGTTGTATGTAGGTATTGGTGAGAACAATGAACCTGAACTGCTGGATAATGTGTCAATGGAAATTCATACGTCTGAAGAGAACCTGTTGAAAGTTCGCTTCCTCGATGGTCAGTTCTACAACATGCCAACCCTTGATGGAATTCGTGCAAAACTGATGGTTTAACTGATGACCCCGCTTCGGCGGGGTTTTCTTTTGCCTAAAATAAAGCTTGACGTGGTTTACTCATCTGATACAATGGACACATCAAAAACGGGAGAGACAAAGATGGAAGAGCAAATGGTAATGGCATTGGTTTTCGCAGCAGAGAAACACAAGGATCAAATGTATGGTGACAAGCCATACCTGTATCACCTTTATCAAGTTGACAACCTTGTAACGCGAATCTATGCGAAGGTGAGTTCCCCAAGTGAACCATTCTCCAAAGAACCGGGAGATGAAGTGGACAACCTGCGTGCTATTGCTTTCCTGCACGATGTGATTGAAGACACCGATGCAACTTACGAAGATTTGTACGATGCTGGTTTCAACGAACATGTTGTTCAAGCTGTCGGTATGCTCAGCAAGGTTGATGGTGAAAGTTACGAGCAGTACATTGAAGGTGTTTTGACAAATGAGCTTGCACGCAAAGTTAAGCTGTGCGATACTAGTGCCAACTTGATGAATAGCATTCAAGAAGGTAATGCATACCGTATCAACAAATACAGCAAGCAGATTCAATTACTCGGTGGATTCTAATGCAAAAGGGTGATACAGTGGGTAACTGGACATGGTACACTAAGCAAGTAATTGCAAAGCTGGAACGTCCACTAGAAGCGAATGAATATAAAGACTTGCTCAAAATGTACATTGCAGGTAAACCTTGGATCAATGCTGTTGAGGAGATTAGTAAATGATTACCCAGAAAGAGATTCGTGAAATTGCACTTGCTGATATGATCGCTAGTTTGAAGTCTGCAAAACAATCAGCTAAACTTGGTGGCTTCGGTTGGGAAGTTGATGACGATCTATGCACACTCATTGAACAAGCCGAACATGCATATCAAGAGGAACTTGATTCATGAGTCGGATGGAATATAATAAGGGAACACTATTCCCAACCAATATTGATACTGAATTGTTCGGTGATGACGAGTTTGAAGTTTACCGAGAGAATGGATATATCGTAATCCATCGTGATGTTTATTCTGTTGTCTGGGAACACCAATCTACTGACCTTGAAGAAGGTTTCAACCGAACAACTATAGATGCAAATGGGACAATCCATTTCGAAACATATCACTATAATGGTGGAGCATGTTGGACAGAACTTGTTGAGGAAAGGGTATGAGTGGGGCAATTGTAACTTGGCAATCAAAACTTGATGCGACAAATGGCATTAAACCAGTTGCACATAGTCATATCGGTGGTGTACACTATGAAGATTACGAACTACCTGACGGGTATTGGCGTTATACGTGGACCAACTTCACACTCGATGACCATCCTGAGTTTATTGAAGTAAATCTGATGGAGTATGGAGTATGAAATTTGCAGAACGTATTGATAATCTACCAGCTAGTTGCTTTCGAGAGGGACAATACCAAGATGGTTGGTATGAGTGTCGTGATTATGCCTCTGAAATCGCAGGACAAGCTGATAAACTAATTAGCAAGCTGTTTGATGCATTATGTAATCGCCATGCTGATGATCTGGTTGATAAATTGAAAGAGGAGTATGGATATGACTGCTGATAAGGCATTTGAGAAGTTTGTTGAGATTGCAGTACGTGAGTTCCTTTACTCGACAGCAGAAGTAGCAGCATTCAGCGTTGAAATCTATGATCGCCTTCGCTCAATGCCCGAACTCGATGAAGAAACACTTCGTGAACTGGTAGAAGAGATTCTTTAATGTTCAAGTCTGTTGAAGAAGTTAAATTCGATAACGGTGATGAAGTTACCGTTCGGTTATCTGAGTATCATAGTGAACCATGTGGTCGCCATTGGGTTGAACTTCATATATGGGATGATTACGAAGGTCGTGGTGGTAGTGCCGCTCTTTATGATCTAGAATCGCTTGACAAAGTAATTGCAATGTTGCAGAATGCACGCAAGGAGATGGTTTGATGTCTGATGTAAAGAAAGTGAAGCCGATGGTAACCGTAACTGTAACCTTCGATCAATTCACTGAATGGGATTTCGTACCACCGGGTAGCTATTACATCCGTGATGCAGTCGGGAACTACGTATTCATGAAAACATCGAATCGTCAACTTGCACAAAAGTATATTGATGAGCAATATGGTAAAGGAAAATACACAGTCATCCCAGCAAAGGATGATAAGAACAAATCCAAACTTGAAAGTGGTGGTCTTAGCTGCACAGGTACTTCAACTCGCCGGGGACAAAAACGATGAAATATGTATACGTTGTAACTAGTGTTGAAATGGGTTGGGATTGTGTATGTGGTGTTTACGAGAATCTCGATGATGCATATCAGTCATGCTTTCATGATAACCCACTCAATCTAAGCCTTGAACAAATGGAAGAGATGGTTGAAGATGGTGATACAAATTATGTTGTACATACCAAGAAACTTAAATAATTAGGAGAAAGAAATGCAAGAATTTAAACGTGTAGACACAACCGATATTCAAGAAGCATCTCTGGTTAACTTCATGGCTGCACTTGGTTATGAACCAACTTACCGACATGCTGGTAAGCGTGAAATTCTGACTGGCTTCTTTCAACCGAAGTATGCACGTATCGGTAAAGCACGACTGAACCTGAATACTGCAATCCGACTGCATAATAATCTGGCTGAAGATACTTTCGCAAAAGTCAAGTCCCAACCATATGAAGAGTTCGGCACCTTCGTCGCAAAAGAAGCAAACGTTGATGAACTGGTAGCTCTGTTCGCCGGTACTTGCAAGATCGTTGAAACAGTGAAAGCGAATGGCTCCAATCGTAATGGTTTTGTAGTCCACGACTACAACATTAAGTTCATGTCGCAGTACGAACGTCGTCAATACGGGTTCTAACTATGAAATGGGTTGACTACACTGAAGAACAGCGTAAGTCATCCAAAGACATGAATGAAGGTAATGACTGCACCGTGTTCGCATGGTGCAATGTCTTTGATGCACCTTACGTAAGCTCCCACAGTTGGCTCAGGAGGCACGGTAGGCAGAAGGGTAGGGGTATGTTTGCGAAGGCAATTAAAACTGCACTATCTTCATGTAAAAAGGCCATAACTAAGGTTGGACCGTATAGCAAGAAGAACAGAATCACTGTTGCATCATTTTGCCAAAAACATCCCGTTGGTCGGTACTATGTCTGGAATGTGAATCATGCATTTGCAATCAAGGATGGTGTCGTGTATGATCATCACCATGGACCGAGGCGACAAATCACCGGAGCCGTGAGAGTTTACTTAGAGGGTGAGCTATGAAAGAATATGGACCTTGTACAAAATGCTTATCACCTTGGCGTCCAAGACGATACTGGAATGGTAAATACTTGATTTGGTATCAGGGATGTTCAAACTGTAAAAATATGTCGTTTTGGTCTGGTGGTGAAACATGAAACACAAAATGATTGAACCGTACATGGCTACAGCAAGAGCATTTGCAAAGCTGTCCCATGCACAACGTAGAAAGGTTGGAGCGATTGCCGTCACTCCTCAAGATGTGGTTATCTATTCGTGGAATGGTAGACCATCTGGTGACGACAACTGTTGTGAAGTAAATCCAGAACTCACACACCCTGAAGTCTTACATGCTGAATCGAACATCGTTGCGAAAGCAGCACGAGAAGGAATCTCGTTGAAAGATGCTGACGTGTATGTTACTCTCAGTCCTTGTTTACCATGTGCCTTGCAGTTGTATCAGGCAGGTGTTAAAATGGTGACATACGACGAAGAGTATCGTCTGACAGATGGGATAGACTTCCTGAAGCGGAAGAAAATCACAGTTAACAAATATGAGGAGAACGATATTGAAAATCATGGTTGAGAAGTTGTTAGGTGATGCATCCGTATCGATCTATAACAAGAGTGGTGATCTGATCCACGTTGAACAGTTCCACGGTAAGACTGATACCTCGTACATCCGAAGCATCCCTGTTGTTGAATGTGAGTACGGTCATTCTAAAGCATTGCATTCCGGTTCATTTGAATATAAGGTGATTGCGTGAGTGATTATCGCATTATACAAAATACACATCGTGACCTGACATTTACGTATAAGATCGAAAAGCGTTCAGAGGTTGATCCTACACGGTGGAATACAATTACCACTCGTGATAGTATTGATGAAGCTCGACATGCAACCAAACAGTTGTATAATCAGGAAATTATTAGTAGTGAGGTTGTAAAATGATTCCAAATCAAGAATATATGAAGAACGTCTTTGAGATTGCCGCAAATCAGGAAGTCACCGCTCAGCAAACAGAAGATGGAAACGCGAAACGTGAGGAGCTTCGCGCACAAGCAATGAAGTTCCTGTATGATAACCAAGAGTGTTATGTGGCTCAGTGGATTCTTCAAAATCCATTTGCAAACCCTGAGCATTATGCGTTAAAATTCGTCTACAATGATTCGTCGATGCTCGGCTATTCAGTTACCATGGAGAAACTACCAAATGTTTGAGAAGAACCTGTTCGGTCTGGAAAAGAATGGTGATGTAAAGGTTTGGTCTATCCATGTATACATGGCAGATCATGTTGATTATGAATACTCACAAGCATTGATTTCCATTCGTCACGGTAAAGAAGGCGGTAAACTAACAACTAAAACGGAATGGGTTTTCGAAGGTAAGCAAGGCCGCACACCATACGAACAAGCAGTATCAATGGCTGAAGGTCGTATCAAGAAACAAATCGATAAGAACTATCGTGAGAATCGTGAAGACCTATTTGGTAAACTTCCACTTCTGGCAATGCTGGCTAAAGATGCTTCCATGGCGAAGCTCGATAAAGTCAAGTTCAAGTATAAAGAAGGCTTGCACATCTCCGACAAACTGGATGGTGTCCGTTGCCTTGCAAAATGTGTATATGATGATGAGCTTCAACATTCGGTAATCACAATCGAATCACGAACTGGTCAACCATATGATGTTCCGCATATTCTTGCTGAGCTGTATAGCATCATGGAACCGGGCGATATCCTTGATGGTGAGTTGTATGTACATGGTCCTGTACTTGAAGATATCACCAGTGCCGTTAAACGTACTGACCCACAAGCCAAGATCGATGAAACATACCTGAAAGTTGCAAAGCAGTTGAACAAGTATGGTCCTGACAGTCCTGAGTATGCAAAAGCAAAAACGGATTATGAAGAAGCCAACTTGATCGCCAAGATTCGACCAACTCTGGAGTTCCGAGTGTTCGATCTGGTTAAAATGGATGTAGGTTTCCGTGATCGTCTGTTTGATCTACAAGCATATGCCGCCGATCGCTTCCAGTTCAACGGTAAGGTCTTTGCTGTTGGCTATGTAACCGCATACTCGAAAGAGGAACTGCGTGCACTCCATAAGGATGCAGTAGAGCGTGGTTACGAAGGTGTGATGATTCGCACACACGACGGTATTTACGAAAGTGGTAAGCGTTCTTCAGGTCTGTACAAATATAAAGAGTTCATGGACGGTGAGTTCCAGATTCTTGATATCATTCCTGACAAACAGGGTAATGCGGTATTCGTATTGCAGAACAACCGAAACGGTGAAGTGTTCACTTGCGTAATGGGTGACATGGAACAACGTGCGTTCTACCTTGCGAACAAACATCTGTTTATTGGCAAGTGGTTGAAGGTAAAATATCAGTCTCGCTACAAAAAGACCTTGCTTCCGCAATTTCCTTGCGGTATCATGTTTCGTGAATGTGATGAACAAGGAAACCCAATCGAATGATCAATCTACGGGAACACGCAAGCAGTAGTTATGCTCCGCGTACATGGCATAATGCTTCCCAAGGTGTAACCCTCGCTCTGGCTGTGGATTTCAACACAGCCGGCGAGCGGCTAACAACAAAGGCAGCACAGAAAATGGGTATTGTCCATGCTGACGCTACCAGCTTTGCAACCGACTGGATTCGGGCGTCTCGTGAATTGTACAAGAAGCTAAAAGAAACGGACTGTCGAGTGGTAAACGTTGCTGGTAACGGTATCTACACTTATGCGAAGCACGGTTTTACTCAGCAAGGTGTTAACCACATGGTTCATGCTATTCTGAAGCAGGTTCACGATCATTGGAAGCTCGATCATATCGTCTCTGGTGGTCAAACCGGTGCGGACCTTGCAGGGTTAATTGCGGCTGCACACATGGACATCGATTGTACAGGTATGTGGCCTCGCGGGTATAAAATGCGTTTTCAAAACGGTGTTGATGTCAATCATACACAAGCACAGATAATGGAGATTATTAATCAATATGCGTAAACTCATTGGATCGTGCAACCACGTAGCTCAATACGATCTGCGTAATTTCAAAGGTCGAATCTTTGTAGTAAGTGACTTGCACGGTCACTATGACTTACTGCATGATGCACTTCGGGAGATGGGGTTTAACTCCGCAACCGATTTACTGTTCGTAATCGGAGACTGGACTGACAGAGGACCAGATAGTCAATACGTTCTGGATTACGTTAATGAGAGTTGGGTTCATAGCGTACAAGGTAATCACGAAAAAATGTTCATTGATGGCTTCGAGTCACACTGGCATCCAAACAATCGAAGCGTGTTGACATTGAAGGCACATGGCGGTGAGTGGATTTGGCGATTAACTGATCTGGATAAGATTCTGATCCACGAAGCATTCACAAACATGCCAATTGGTATGGAATTATTGTTGCCTAATGAGAAGAAGGTTGCTATGATTCACGCCGAAGTGCCGTACAACGATTGGAACAAGTTCTTAAACATCTCTAAAGCAGAGCTTGAGTGGGATGGGTTGGCTACAGCACAATGGGCTAGAAGGCGCTATAGTGCTGCTGACGGCACGTTAGTTAAGAACGCTGACCTTGTTATGGTTGGGCACACTCCAACAGACAGTGGGCTCTGTGAGAAGCTTGGGAACGTGTTATACATTGATGGTGGTAGTTTCTTTAACGACCGAATCAATTTTATTGAAATCAACTCTGAATTTATGGAGAAAATGGGAATATGACTTTAGAAGGTATTGTTGAGCAACCAACGGTTCGAATGAATCAGTTCAAGAATCTGGATGCAGCACTTGACTTCTGCAAGTTTATTCGGGCAGAAGAGATTGGTATCAGGAAAATCATCAATGGTGTAGAATCTATTGGTTGGGAAGTTTCTTATGTTGGTAGCGAGGGACAACGATGAGCAAGAAGCCAGAAGTATTACGTAATCAACCAGACGGTCAACCAACCGCTTTATGGAACTCGTTTAAGCGTGTTATCAAAGATATGGGCACTTTGACAAATGAACAAATTGCAGCACTTCATTATGAATCTTGGCACGCTGCTTTCGTTCGATCAAATGGCGTGGAACCGGGCAACGTATGAATGTTCAATACGCAGATGAACTAAGCGTTCAGATGTGTCAAGATAACCCTGATGACATCTTTGTCTTCGGGGGCAATCTTGCAGGTAGTGGTTTTGCAGGTCAGGCAATCATTCGTACTGAGTATAATGCTTTCGAGATTCCCACAAAGCGTTACCCGTCAACACATATCGGGGCTTACTTCAAGGATAAGGAATGTGAGCGAAACCACGTACTAAATTCACTCAGGGAGTTGTATACTCTGGGGAAACATCGTACAATCGTGTTTCCAACGAAGGGTGTCGGGACTGGTATGGCAAAGATGGCTCAATATAGCCCAAAAATCTTTGCTGAGATGAACGGAATTCTTTTAAAACACTTTGGGGTAGGGAATGGGTCATGAGAACAACGTCAATGTGGCGAGACAAGTATGACTGGCATGAATGGTTTGTTTGGTATCCTATTTGGGTACACACAGGTCATTGTAAAGGTACTTGGGTTTGGTTAGAACGAGTACAACGTAAACTAGAGATGACTTATGACGGCGTTACAACCCGTATTCGAAATCTAGATGGGAGTGATATAGATTGAATTTAGTCAAGCATTTAATGTCAAGGAACTATGACCCAACAAGATACAAAAATCAGGTTTTAGACTTTGACAATAAGGTCTTGACCGTTTATCTTACAAACCTTTGTGGTCAATTTTCTGGATTTCAGCAGTATCGACCTGAAGTTGAATTTAAGAGGCTTAATCTACCAAATGAAGCAAGGTATTTCACATACAGTCAACGTGGTATTAATGCCTGTTGGGGACTGGAAACGCTTGACCCTAGTAAGAAAGACCTTTACCTTGTTGAAGGGATATTCAAAGCGAGCGCATTACATATGCTTGGACATAATGCTCTAGGTCTGCTAACATCAAACCCTAAACCAATGAAAAGTTGGTTACACACGTTACCATATAACCTAATCGGTATCGGTGACGCAGATAAAGCTGGTCGAGACATGCCAAAGATTGCAGGTAAAGGGTTCCAATCTGAACTTGATCTTGATGAATACAGTTTAGAAGAGCTTGATAAGCTAATTAGAGGGAAACCATGGATGTCTGTTTAGAGTGTTATCCTAATCCTCCTAGATTTTGGCGTGACGGTCCAATGAACGAAGAGATTCGAAATAACCTGACGTGGCAAAGACACGCCAATCTTTACTATTTTACTCTGGATGAAGCACTTACAGTCTGGGGAGAACAAATCGAGGAGAAGTATCATGTATCGAATCAAACTGGATGACGCCTGTACAGTTTTCAGCCTATATCGTAATAATGAACTGTTGGGTGTTGATTCATTGGTTGGTCAACATCTACTAACTATTGCAAATGCGCATGGAATAGATATAAGTAGATGTGAATCTGATAGTCATATACTTGCTGTCATTCAACAATACCAAACAGTTGAGATTGAATAATGAGAACCGAACGTGAAGGTCGTTTCTTTGGGACTATCGGTGAGATGCACATCGATATGCGACAACATACAATGGATGGTGGTTTGTTCAACCTAGCAACGTCGTCATGGCGTTCAACATGTGGTAGTCGAAGCATACAATGGTTTGTAATTCGTGAGTTCAAGGATGTTTACAGTATTTCAGGTGTATGCTTTCATAAAGTAATGCTTGACATCTCGTTACCTGATTTTGAATCCATGAAGTTCATTATGAGTCGCCTGCGAAGCCCGAATCCGCGACCGATTTTTCGCATAGCTCAATCGAAAAGCATCTACCCCGCGTAAGCGGGGCTTTTCTTTACCTAGAGTTTAGTGTATGATGGTGATCCATCAACAGGAGGGGCACAAAATGGTATTCTGGAAACGTAAGCAAATTAATCTGGGAGAACAAGCTGTTACAGAACTGACAATCCTCGAATGGAAAAGATTCTTCAGTATTAAGCTGTTCGATTTCCATCCGACAACAGGAAAGCAAGACAGGTTTCATACTCATGCATTTAACGCACTAAGTATCTTGCTGTCAGGTGATTACACTGAAGAAGTAGTCAAGTATGGTACTGCTGTTCATCAATTAAAACGCAGTCGTAAACGATTCCTGTATATTCCAGCAAACGAATACCATCGAATCACCAAGAGTAACGGATGTCGTACACTATTAATCACTGGACCATGGGGTAATGCCTTTAGAGAGTTACGTTATCTTTGTGACTCATCCAGAGTTGGTGACACTTGGTGGTCAGAACATATTTGTGGACCACAACGTAAAGACATTGAACAATTACCACATAGCCGACTATTAATTGGAGCAGATGCATGAAACGTGAACAGTTTGTAAACACCTTTCTCGAAGGTTCAACGCTTACATCCACTTCACCAGATACATTGATTCGCAATCTGGTAGGTATGGTATTCGACCTTCGGTCAAAGATCAGCGGACATGAAGAACACATCGCGTACATGGATGATGTTGCAAGGGAGAACGATATCAAAATGACCTGTCGTTCATGTCAGAACAAGTATGAGATTCCATGCGAACTCAGTGAAGTGTCAAACGAAGGTAACTATTGCGGAGGAAGTGAAAGATGCTGCCCATAATCACACACGATTCACTCTGCTTACAGGCTGAGAAGTTCTTAAAGAGTAATGGCTTCGGTGTTGTGTTCCATGACAAATTTCGTGCAATCACTAACTCTGGTGAGCAACCTGATGCACTTGGTTTTCGATCTGGTGTAAGTTGCCTAATCGAATGCAAGACTTCACGTGCAGATTTCCTTGCTGATCGCAAGAAGAAGTTCCGCGTTGAACCATCCTTAGGTATGGGTGACTGGCGATTCATGCTGACACCTAAAGGATTGATCAAAGTCGAAGAACTTCCTCCCAATTGGGGACTCTTGGAGACAGACGGTAAGAAGATTCGCAAAATACATGGTTTCCCTGCGAACACAATGTGGTATGATAAACCATTCCACGCCAACAGGCTGGCTGAGAACCAGTATATGTATTCAGCACTGCGACGGATGGTAATTCGCGGTCACTTTAACGAGATATACGAAGGAATCCCCAAAGATGGTTAAGCGTATAGTCGATTGTCCAGTAGTAAACCCTCACGATGTGAGGAAACATTACGGACTTCTGTTCTGGCAGCAGTGCTGGTTTTGTGAAATGGAGTTTCGGCGTGAAGCCGGGTATAAATGGCTCTTCGGAGGACGTACATGGTGTTACTCGTGCAGCGATTGCTCCGCATCAATCAGTCATTGTAACGACAATCTGAGTTGGCGTAATGCAACAGCAGTGGCAAAGATGAAAGCGCTACCACCACCAATGCGTACATTCAGTAATGCACGTCGTCAACCATTATGGACCGACTAATATGAGCATGGAAATAGAAGCACTACTAATCACACTCGGTGTATTTGGACCATTCATTGTGGTAGGTGTATTCGTTGGAGTATGCCTACTCACATCAAACCCTTGGAGACGATAATGAATATTCGTAAACTAATTAACCAACTTGAAGAAATAGCAGAACTCGCAGGTGACGATCAAATCGTATATACTTGGTGTCCTGACGGTGAGGACTGGTTCCCGATCACAGGATTCACATACGGTGGTGGAGATAATATCATTCAGATTTACAATGATGAGGGCTAAGCAAGTTTTATACCTGATGAGCAATCCCTTCAAGCTCTTCAAAATAGGTATATCAAAGAATCCAATTAAGCGTTGTAGACAAATAGAACTTGCATCCGGCTCACCAGTTGCCATAATAAAGTGCTGGCAGACGCTGGATGCACCTGCTTTCGAAGTGGAACAGTACCTACATCGTCTATTTGCACGCAAAAGAAAACAGGGAGAATGGTTTGACAACATCACCATCTCCGATATAGAATATGCAGGTTACGACTTAACCGAATGTAATCATAATGGAACACTCAGGAGAAAATAATGAAATGGTATGAAATTATTATTGATGGTGGTGATGGCTCTTCCTCTGTTCATCGGTATAGAACAATCGAAGAAGCTAATGAAGCAATCCAAATCGAATTCGAAGCCTACGGAATGGAACCAGAAGGCCCAAACCTTGTAGATACAGATTCCCCTGACTTCTTTGATACAGTGAGCGACTACAATGACTGAATATACAATCAAGTATGAATACGAATATATTGACCACGAATGTCCATGCTGTGCTTATAGTGATAAAACAATCACCATCTATGAGAACAACCGTACAGACGGGGTTTACACTTCGTCATTCGATACATTTCTGATCGCAGAAGATGAAAATGTATTACGTGAATTCATCAACGACTACTACCCTGAATATAACGACTTCAGCGTACACGAAGACACAAGGTGGTTCTAATGTTTGAGCAACCCGGCGTAGCCAACATCCGTGAACGTAAAGCAGCTAACGAAGCAAGACAAAGACGTGAGCGAGAAGGTGATAACTCACCACCACGAAAAGGTACGATTGATCATTTGGTTTGGGTAGCTCGTCAAAATACAACACCCGAAGATAAAGCTAGAAGAGTGCAAGCACAGTTGGATTTCAATAAAAGAATGCGTGAGTATGAAGCTGATCGAGTGAAAAGAAATACTTGCGGTGATTGTGGTGCTGACACACTAAACTACAGCCATTCATTTAAATGCCGTTGGAGAGGGAGTGGGTTCTAATGAGTAACAAACAATGTCCATGCTGTCTGCGTAAACGTGTAGGTCCAATCAAAACATGGCGACGTAACACTCAATACGTAGAAGACTCAATCAACTACATGACAACATGCGTACACTGCATCATGGAAGACGATATCAACTACGCATACGATTGGGCAGACTACTACAACGGTACAGGCGTAGGTGGCTACTCACATTACACCGACTTCCTAATCAATCGACGCTGGCCTTGGAGAACACTGAAATGATCAAGCTAATCGCATTCCTATTCACAGGGTGCTGGCATAAGTGGGAACTATCTAGCAAACATACACTACTCAGTGACGGTCAATCACGTGGAATGACTTACATCTCAAGATGCTCAAAATGCGGTAAACATAAAAGAGAAGACTTAAAATGACAGACGTACAACGATTCAGACAGAGTGGATACGACAACAGTCTACTACCATCATCAAACGATGGTGATGCACACTACATGTACTACAAAGATCATGCTGTCATCGTCTCATTACTGCGTGAACAACTCGACAGCAAAGATGCACAGATACAGACAGCAAACGAACAAAATGAAAGACTACTTCGTGTAATCGATAGAATGCTTGAGGAGATGAGAAGTCGATGAGTAAATTAATTTACGCTGTTGGTGTTAATGATGCAGATTATAAAGTATCTACCAAAATTAGTGGGAAAACTATAAAGTGTGAATATTATTCGAGATGGCATGCTATGTTGACGAGATGTTATGGTTCTACATATCCTACTTATATTGGATGTTCTGTTGATCCTCGCTGGTACTCATTTATGTCTTTCAAAGCTTGGATGGAGAAACAAGACTGGAACGATAAATTTTTAGATAAGGATATTTTGTTCACTTCGAACAAAATATATGGTCCCGACACATGTGTGTTTGTCAGTAGAGAAGTTAATCTGTTCATTACCGACAGTAATAAGTCAAGGGGTGTGTGGCCAGTTGGTGTACGTTTACACAGAGATGGTAAGTTTGAGGCACAAATTAGTGCCAACAACAGAAGAACATATCTTGGTTTATTTGATACACCAGAAGCGGCATATCAAGCTTGGTACAAACGTAAACGTGAGCTAGCAATCGAACTAGCAGCACAACAAACTGATCCACGTGTAGCAGCAGCATTAATCGCACGATTCCCATAACCTTCTTCGGAAGGTACAGCCTCGCTAACGCGGGGCTTCT